AAAATGTTCCACGACGTGCAAAATGTTCCACAGCCGGGCCCGGCCCGGTTGATGCAAAATCTTTGCGTTAATTTTACTATAGCATTATATACACTATACTATAGCTATATCATTATTACATATTAAGTCATTCACCTTTCATTATTATGTATTATATAGTTCAGCTTTCGTTATTTAGTATTAAGGGAAAAGTGATTCACCTTTTAGTATTAAGCAGTAAGTGATTCACCTTTTGTTATTACGAGAGAAGTGGTTTACGATTGATACTATTATTATGATAAAAAATATCATGAATACGAAATAGGCGGGTGTTGACATATGTGGTGTCCTCAGAAAGAATCGAACTTTCATTGAGGCTTTAGAAGAGCCTTGTATTATCCGTTATACGATGAGGACAAATGGCGGGATGGACGAGACTTGAACTCGCGGCCTTCTGCGTGACAGGCAGACGCTCTAACCAATTGAGCTACCACCCCAAATTATTAACTCTTTTGTTGTTTAAGTTTATCTCGCTGCAATTTTCTCATCTCGTTCTGAAATTTACGATCTTTCTTCTCATCATACTTAAGAGCTTTGTCAAACTCTAATTTATACTTAGCATAAATGAATCGCAATGTATTCATTGTAGATGATGCTTCTTCTGGTAAAGCCATATTAGTGAATAAGGAAATAATCTTTACTATGAGAGTTAATCTCAAACGACGAAAGATCGTTTGTTTCTACAATGTGGCGCAATTTCTCTAATATTTTCTTCTCGACTTCTTCTTTAGAAGATGCGTCAAACAGATCATAAAAATTAACAGAGAAAGCATAAGATGTTTTAGTTCTAGATTTAGACATAAGTTAGTTGTTTAGTTCTAATAAGATTTTAGTTTTATTTTTTGGTATGCCAGCTACAAAGATATGTTCATCAGTCCAGACGTTCCAGACCGTAACGGTTTGTTCTAGCTGCTCAGGAGAGAGATCTTGCAGTTTTTCGATTAGTTGTTTGTATGTCATGTTAGTAATTAGTTTATCAAAATTATTCGCGTGATTAAAGTATGCGCGACCCACTTCCGAGTTCCTCCCAGCCAAATTTGTGGTATCGGCGGATTGAGGAAAATGTTTGAAAGAGCGATCTGATTTCCCGCCCCACCTAGGACTGTCAGGCGTGGGGGGCGGGAGTCAGAATCCACTATGACCTTAACAAATATGAGTGTGAGAATTTTTTTGCACTCGTCAATAGTTTTTCTGCTTTTTTTTCTTTTTATTTTTTCTCAATAACAGCAGATAAAGCCTTGACACCTTCAGCAGTAATCTTTCGCGCACCTTCGATTTTCATGTAGCCACGCTGGAGCAGGAACAGTTCAACGTCGCGTTGGAGAGCAGAGCGAGAGATGCCAGTGACCGCACTCAGCATAGACAGCGAGCAGTCGCCGCGCTCGCGCAAAGTTGTCAACACTTGAATCTCAGAGTTGGATAGACCAGTTGAGTTGATGCCGATCTTGTCGCAGAGAGCTGTCCAGTCAGAGGTGTCAAATGTTTTTTTATTTTTCATTTGGCAATACATCTCGACTTGCTTTGCGCGTTGGATAGCAGAGCGAGCGTTGCCGCGAACAGTCTTCGCTACGAGTTCAAGCACATTTTCTTTGAAATCAATTTCGGGAAATGCGCGCTTGATAATTTCCGCAGTCTCGGCTAACGAGTACGCTTGGAAATCAATCGAGAGCAAACGATCTTTCAGCGGAGTGAACAAACGATCTTGTTCAGTCGTTGCCAGCATAAAAGATTGCTGCTTAAAATTGAACTCGTACAGTCCATCTTTCCAGCTCACTTGCTTGCGCTCAGTCTTTTCCGTATTGAACGCTGAAAGCAATACAGTCATTAAATCTTTGGGCAGAGCATGACACTCATCCAATAGAACAGTAACTTCGTTGTTTTGAATTACAGGAGCGAACACTTGTTCAAAGAACACTTGAGCGTTCTTGATCGTGCCGCAGTTGATCTCAAGGAATGGGCGAGCACATCCATCTTTACCTACGATAGAACGCGCCGCTTCTTTGGCGAACTCGGTCTTGCCCATTCCCTTTGCGCCAGTGAGCAAAAGAAAAGGAAAACGTTGTGATTGATTTTGGGCGTCAAGATAAAAGTCGAACTTCTTCTTAACGTCAGTTTGGCCGATTAGGTTGGTAAAACGAGTTTTCATGTTAGTTTAGTTTAGTAAGTTTATATTCAATAACTGGAGCAATTTCTTCTTTAACTTCACTGACAATGGGCGCGATCAAATTTACTGTCAAGCCCATTTTTTCTAGCCATACGCGAGACACAGGAACAGGAATTTCCCCGAAACGTTTTAGGTCGGAGATCGACACGTTAACAAAAGAGGTGCCGCCAGCGGGACGACCTCTGCCTTTTTTTAGTGATGTAGTAACCATAGACCAGAATTAAAAATCATTTTTAATCCTCCGTCAACACTTTTTTTAAAAAAAATTAAAAATAAAATGTTCCACGATGCTAAGAATGTTCCACAAAAAATGTTCCACAACGTCAAAATGTTCCACACTAACTTAACTACTTTACTCGGTTTTCTTTTCTTTGGCTGAGATGATCTTGTTCTTATAAGCCATCCATCCAATACCCAAAACAAAACATAATATTACTAATACGGTAACTACGTACTTGCCAATTAACGAACTTTCTTGTGGTTTAATTGCGATAGTTTCTATTGCAGGTACTTTGCCCATAGGTACTATATCTACTTGGTCATTATTTACAACATTACCATTCGTGTTATTAACAGAAATATCATTCGTGTTTGGAACCTTTTTATATGAATTTAAAATAGCTTCTTTGACCTTTTCTTCTACTAGCTTATTAACATCACTTTCTTTTACCATGATATATTTTTCGGCATTGAAGTTGACGATAGCCGGGCGCCCGGCTGAAGGTGTCGCTTCTACTGGCGGCTTATTTACAACAGGATTGTTCGTGTTTGGTTTAACAAAGATTGGTGCATTTTTATTACTAATAGTACCATCAGGCATCTTCATAAAGGAACTGCAACCTGTTAACAATAAAGATAATAGAGCTATATTTAGACTTTTTTGATTCATGTTTAGGTTCCTATATTTAGCTTACTTCAGTTCACCTTTGGACTTTAGCATTTTAGCATTAGCCAAATGTAATTCTTTTACTTTCTCTTTGTTTTCTCCTTGATATGGAACAGCATAGTAATTAGAGATCATCCATTCATTTACTTCTATACCAGAAGGTGTCTTTAACTTAGCTAAGATGCGCCCAAATTTTTCATTAGGATCTAATTTAGTCTCTATATATACATACTCATCTTTAGATAATACTTCTTTTAGTTTCTCTTTAGATAAGATGCCTCTTACTTTCTCTTCTTTATCTGATGTGCGGCTCTCTGGAGTATCAATACCATCTAATCGGATGCGCTGTGCGCGCAACCAAACGCCGAAACCAAGGTCGAAATCGACCTCAATAGTGTCTCCGTCAATGACTGAAATGATTTTTGCTTTATATTGATACATATTAAATAGTTACGTTATTTTAGGTAGTTCTTGAAGTGTTGTCCGGGTACAGCTAAAACACAATTTATATATCTATTGTATTCTTCTTTATTACTTTTGTCAATAGTCTTTTTAACTTAGCTTTGTCAATACTAATCTTAGCTGTTTTAAAAAGCTCTTTGCTTGTGTCGTATAACATACTACATAATTTTGATATTGTTGTATATGTTCCTATGAACGCGCTCGCGCACAGCGCGATTGGTAACACTATAACTAACAACACTATAACTAGTGATGTGTATGTAAATATATATCGAAATATCATAAATAAAGTATATAGATTATATAGAGAGAGATACTATTATGCAAAGAAAATTTTGTTGAATTTAAATTAATTAAAAATGGGAATCGAGGTTGGTGCATTTTAAACAACAACTCATCTTACATATCCATTACTTATCTATTCTTTCTCTATATTCTTCTTATATATCTTATCTATGTATTTTGATGTATCTTACCCTAAGAAAAAGGGTATGAGAACGTTATTCTTTATCTACTAAATCACTGAGGTAATCGTTGCGGGACTTTTTGACGCTTTTGGACGTTAAAACCTTGGTATTTTGGGGCTTTCTTTTTGTCTTAAAGGTTTTGGGCTTTTTCACTCCTAAAACTACTGCATTTTCCTTCAATTTCTTACTTACTTTTTGGGCTTCTTTTTCATCAATAGGTGTAGGATCATATTTATCATCATTTTTGACCAAAAAACGGTCAGTTTCTTCGATCTTTTTTGAGTAATAAAACTCAGCTAACAATACCAGTATAACAGGTATAGAAATCAACGCTAAAAACATCAATTCTGATGTGGTTGGGGAGGCGTTAATGAGTAAAAGTTCGTCCATAAAAAATGATAAGGTTAATAATTTGGAGCTTTTAGTTATATAAGGTTCTCTGTTGTTTAATTACACAAAGAAAAACCCCCAAATTAGCTTTGTGGCACCTTTGGGGGCATAGGATATTGAGTTAAACGCTTGTAAATTACTTAACAAGGCCCGCCAAACCACCTTGAGACGCCGCCAGCTTGTCTTTAACGACCTCTAAGATCATTTGGAGGCTCGCTTCCATGACCTTGTGTTCCTTTGGCGTTAAACGAGCTTGCTCATAAAGAGCAGCGACATTATTGAAAGCAACATCCAATGTGAGTTGCGGTTGATTTTGTGTTTGATTTTCCATAGAAGTATATATACTAGTTTATATTAAAGTTTGCCACGCATTTTGTCTATACATTTTTTGATAAAAGTCTTATCTCTTTGCATAGAGCGAAAGAAGAAGTAAGGAAACCAAATGATCTTTGGTATCTTTAACACCTTCAAGTTCTTACAGTTAATTACCTTGGGCATTTCGCCATCCCAAATGCGAACTACAACAGTTGAATTGTCTTCAATAGAAACGTTATCAACTGTGCCATTTCTTGTGGGTTTTGTCCAAGGAGTCCAATAGTTGTCGTATTGGCCGATCTCGACTGTGTATTCCTTACCTTTGCGAGTGAATAAAATATCTTTTAAATTCCATCCATCAATGCTACCTTTTAGGGTAACGCCGTTGTTTAGTGGGTTTAAAGTCATGTTAGTGAACGAGTAATTAGAACCGCGAACAGCGTCAATGCAATCTTCTTTGCCGCCATTTACTGTTACTCCTATTACTTGAACGTTCTCGCACTGCGAGAATTTCATTACATCATCCCATTCAGAAGGATTAAGTGGATTTTCCCATGCGTCAATTACAACGTCTTTTAATTGAACGTGTGATTTATAGTTTGTGTCTTTTTTTCCAGAACTCATAGACTCTAATTTACACTTAGAATGTTTCAGGGCTATTTAACATAGCATCAATTTCATTTAATCTAGCTTGTAATGTATCTGCGCGATCTCTTTCTAGTTTTATCATGTGGTTAGCTGTTAATAAATCTAAATTTAGATTATGTAAGCGAGCTTTCATTTCAGTGAGTTCCGTTTCCAACTCTCTCGCAAGGTCGGCTCTTACAATCCATTCGCCTTCCCATTCTTCCCATTCTTCTTGTGTTGTGCGCGGTGCTGGGTTCATTTGTTTAAAATGTTAATTTTTTAGCTTCTTTAATGATTTGATTCATTCTTTGACCATCTAATGCGCGGCAAGAACCAATATAATTTGGACGAAATTTGCCGCCACAGTCGCTTTCTTCTGTGATCTCAAGCAAATCAATAAACTCTTTCCATAAGTCGTTTAACTTCTCTTCTTTAGTATTAGACTGGAGTGTTTGTTTCATATTATTTAATTTTTTTATTTAATTCAAATGTTGTTTTTAATGATATTAGTTTGTAAAGACGTTATTTTTGATTTTATTAGTTTGTAAAGACATTGCCAATAAATTTCTTATCTTTGAAATACTTTGCGGCGATCTTGTTGAACTGAAGGTATGAATCAAGCATAGAGATTGGAAGCGCAGCACTAGATAACGCGATAGCGCGATCATAAGCAATCTTTTTAGCTAAGTTTTTATCAAAAATGTCACCGATATTAATGTTGCATAAAGACCAACCAATACTGTAATAACCTTCAAGAGATTTTGTTTCAGTAGCGGCGAACACGCCAACTCTCTGACCTTTTCGGTTATAGTGGTAAATATGTAGTCCTTTTGGGAACTGCATAGTTTCTTTTTCTTTGTTATTCATGTGTTATAGTAAATTGGTAGCCGAGATCGGAGTCGAACCAATACGCTCTTTCGAGCAACAGATTTTAAGTCTGGTGTGTCTGCCATTCCACCACTCGGCCAAATAAATTTGTTTTTGTCAATACTTTTTAAAGATATTTTGATTTTATTTCCCGAAATCTTTTGATAACTTCATCTAGTTTCTTTATCTCTGGTGAAGAATCTTCCATCCAAGAATTAACTGTGCGAAGTTCTGTTGCGTAAGGATATAAATCTTCTGCTATTGTTTGCCATTCATCTTGAGTCAAGAGCAGTTGGTGAATCAACTGCGCTGACTTGTCAGGATTTTGTTTTACCCATTCTATATTCATCCTGCACTCCAAGTACGATGTTTCTCAGCGACCCATTCATAACCATTAGACTCGCAAATAATCCATTGAACATCATCAGGTATCTCTACGATACTGATTGTGCAATAATCAGCAGAAAATCTTTCTGAACCAATTTGTTCAAAGATTTTGATGAGAATAGGATCGTCGCGTAATAGTAAATGTAAACTAAGATTAAGTTCTTGAGGTAAAATAAGATATTCGCCCCAAGAAGGATTTTCGGTGACTGTATAAGATATACCTTTTTCTTTTAAGTAAAGCTCTTTAGCTTCTAATGATAAAGAGAAACCACCAACATCAGTGTTAATTAGGATTTTTTGCATATATAAAATGGAGCTTTCGATAAGAGTCGAACTTACAACTTCTTCATTACAAATGAAGTGCTCTACCATTGAGCTACGAAAGCTAATTGATTTACCAGCGATTTCGTTTAGTAAAATAGTTTGGTCGATTCCATAAGTGGCATACCACGATTATGAAAATCAAGATTGATAACATTATGTGTAATATATTATATGGATAGTCCCCGATTATTACAAGCAGATATACATAATAATTATAGCATCGTGTCTGGAGATTGGTCTAGCTATAAGACACAAATCACTGGACTATACTCTGCTACTGGTTACGCCGCTTCTGGCAATGCAACTTTCGGGGATTTCTCCGATCATTTAGTTAGAGAATACAATCACAAGATCGAACGGTTGGGGATGCCAACAGGCTTATTCATTCGACCTTATGATGCTGGTTATAGATTAACTGGTATTGCTATCAGTTAAAGTCTTTTCTTGTTTGCCTTTGATATAGGCAGACATTAAGACGCAGTAGTTTAGAATATCCAAGATAGCGTCCTCATAGCCTTCATTTGCGACCAAGAGCTTTCCATCTTGGGCAAACGTGCTAAGACGAGATACCTTGTCTATAATACGAACGAGGAAACCTTGCTCGGTGGTGCAGACGCCCATAGCTTCGCACCGCTGGAAGTTGGCGAATGGAACGTCGCCTTTGCTTCCTGCGTAGTCGTTGTTTTTGGTCTGCATGATCTCAAATGCTCGCTTACAGAGCAGATGGTGATGCTCAAACAGGTCTTGTCTATTCATGGTGAATAAAAATTAATTTAAATTACTCGCCTTTGATAACTTTTAGTCTCACTCTTGAGAGCAAAGAAACTACATCTTTAGAATCCACCACAACAGGAACGTTGCGCTGAATCTTGCCAGAGGCATCTTTGAAGGCGTGAACGATTTGATAAGGCTCTTCTGTTCTCGCCGTTTCAGAAGTAAAACAATGTGCAGCCCATGCTGCGGCATTATCCAAGGCGAAATCATAGAAGTTAATGCAGTTGCGAAGTGTGCCGTCTCGTTCAAGATTCCAAATCTCAAACCAGTTACGGTTAGCTTCTACTCCATTAGTTGTTAGTTGTAGTGTATCCATTAGTTTTAATCGTGAAAAGATTGTTTAACAATATCGTGAGGATATTCAGCTTTATTAATAGATTGAAGTTCATTCGCTCTAGTAATCATGTAGTGATGAATAAAATGGCGAGTCTCCCAATCTAATAGGCGACCTTCCTCTTGAGGAAGTCCTTGAAGAACTTCGTCAAGATTTAGGTCAAAGCTCAAGCACAAGGCTTGAATCTTACGATAAATGCCGATCTCTTTATACTTTAGTAGAGCAAAGGCAATATCGAGTTCAATCATATTGGCGTTTTCTAGTTTTTCGACGAGTGGGTTCATATTAGAACGATTCTACAATCGACGCTTCAGCAGCGGTGATTCTTGTGTTATCGGACTTGAGAATACCTTCATTGGTATCATAGTCCAATTCAAAGATAATGTCAGCGAGTTCATCGTAAGTAACATCGTAATTTGATAGAGCAGAGGTCATGATATAGTTCAGTGATGGATAAATACCTTTGTCGATATAGGTCGAGATGATAGCATCAACCTTTAGTTTGATAGCTTCTTGACGCCAATCAATCTCGCTGGAGTTGTCTTTATCACAGTCGCAGTGACCGCAATCACTATCGCAATCATAATCATCGTCTTCGCTATCATCTGTGCTATATACGGGCTCGTTGATCTCTTTTCGCTCTGGAGTAATATCGGAGATAACTTTATATTTGCTCACGCGCAACTTTTGGAAAGAACAGTCAGTTGGAACGCTTACGGCATCGGCAGGATTAACTTCAACGACGAGCAAACGTCCAGTTGAGCCAGCCCAATTTTTAGCGTAATCAAAGCTGCCAACGTGCAAGCCAAAGGAGCAGTGATTGTCTTTGTTATCGTCAACAGAGCGGCGAGCAACTTCAATCGTTGAGCCAAGAGTGTTGAGGATGTGGCCTTGCTCGTTCACTTTGCCTTGAATAACGACGGTATCTTTATTGCCGCTGCTGGAATAAAAATCATTTTTAACTCCTTTGTAAGCGAGGAAATTTCCTTCTGCAGTAATAGGAAGCGACTTGTAAGACAAGAACGAATAGAGTTCGTTGACTGAATTAGCCGAGACGTTAGACATGAGTTTGTCGATGAAGTTCAACAAAGGTTCAGCGTCTTTAGCTCCAGCTTTAAGCAACTCAAATAGCTTTGCGACGACAACGCCATGCAGCTTTTCGTTACCATAGAAAAGTTCGCCATCAACAACGCGAAGTGCGCCATGAGAGAAGTTGACGATCTTGTGTTCAATACTAAGAAGCGAAGGAACTTCAGAGTAATTAGCGTCGATCAAGGCTTTACGGAGAGCAAAGAAGTTCGGATTGGACTTCTCGATGGTGTGAGGACGACCATTAACGAAAACGGTAATAGAATCGTCGCGCATGATATAGGCTGGCTTATTCATAATAGTAGGTATTAGTTTTTTAGTTTTGGTTTTTATCTATCAAGGAAATATATTCAAGGAAAGGAGGATAAGCGTTTTCGTCAATGTAGTAAGAGTAAGAGGTGCAGAAAATGTGATAAATAATTGGATATTTTTTTATCAAGACTTCAAATTGAGCGTCAATCTTATCTTTGTCAATGCTTTTTACATCGTTATTTTCAAATTCGCTACGAAAATAGTTCAAGAAATTTAAAACAGATTGGTTTTTTTGACGTTTATCATAATCAAATTTCTTACCACTTGGATTCAAGAATAAAAACAAAAGATGATCGTTTTTAAGTTGATTGGTTATATTGTTAATCGCGTTACGGTTTTTAAACTTATTAATACGATAGTTATGATCGTTATCTTCTACAATGAAATCTTTTTGGTTTTTTAATTCTTTTTTAACATAGTCAGAGATCAAAGTCTCAACATTAATAGCATTTTCGCCAAGTTTAGAATCGTCGAAAACACCATAGACGCAACTATCGTCAGAAGTGATATATTGTTTATCAAGAATCTCAAGATTAATAGCATCGCGGAAAAGTTCGCCGCAATTACCGCGACCAAAAGATTTGCCGAGAATAGTAAATGTATTGTTACGATCAATAGTTTTTAGATTAACGTAATAAAATTTAGTTTGCGGCAGAGCGATCTTCTGAATAAATGGGCGAGTGTTGTAAGAATACTGTTTCCACACAATAATGCCTTCTTTAGTTTCAGCTTTATCAGCTTTAAACTCTTGTGTAGTAGAAGAAAGGAAAATACGATTGCAGGAAGTATAGCTAGTTAAAAATTCTTTGGCTTGCTCTGGAGTCAATACATAAACAGAAAAGCCTCTTGTATAACCTTGTTTGCCTAAATTATTTTGAATCCATTTAGCCTTAGCAAAAAGATTTTTCTTGTTATCAGCTATCAAAATAGCGGTACTGATCTCCGCTTGAGCGTAAAAACGAACAGGATGGAGTTGAGCTTTATCATTTGCCTTTAGATTTCTCGCTGTAAAGTTGTTGTTCTTGTTGACTGTATAAGTAGAATCAATAACGTGAGCTTTATATGGAGTTAGCTCAACTTTATCTCCATTAGCGGCATTAAACACAAATGGCATTTCAGTAGCTATCTGCTGTAAAACATAATTATCAGTAAGGTTGAGCATTTTTTCCATGAACTTCTCAACGTCTTGAATATCGTTGACTTCTTTCTGAAGCACAGAGCGAACATCTAACTGCAACTTCTCGAAAAAGTTGATGAGATTCTTCTTAGTGGATTCATTATACTCTAGTTGTTCTCTGGAGTGATGAAGCGAAAGAGTTCCAACAGGAGCAAACATCACAAACAATTTTGCACCGTGATGTAATTTTAAAGAATTAAAAATAGGAATATGAGAGAGTTTATCGGAAAGAATATCCATGTCCAAAGGATAAGCGATGCCGCCCATAACAATTTTGACGGCACGATTGGAGTAGCTATTAAGGACACGACCATAGACACTTTCAGCCATGACAACACCCCAAGAATCGTTTTTGATAATCCAATCAACAGAAGTAACAGTTAATCCACTAACTTTATATGGAGCAGTGGCGTGAACAAGAACTTTGTCACCAGCAACAAGAAAATTACCAATATCTTGCTGTTTAACCGCGACAGATATTTCGACGCCGTTTGGTTCAGTGGTAGATTCTTCTGCGAGCTTGGTGAAACGAGTGTCGCCCACTTCATCGACATAAACAGAGATCACAATCTTCTCGCCGTTCTTGAAAGAGGTAACGGTGAAAGAGTCGGCGTAAGAAAGCGGAGCGAATCGACCAATACCGAAACCACCGATAGAAAGATTGTCATTACGTTTGGTCGAGCGACCATACTTGGTATAAAGACCAAACAGTTCTTCTTCTGATAGACCAAAGCCAAAGTCGCGCACCGAATAGGTGTAGTCAAGTGAGGTTGGGAAATTGATTTTGATTGGCGTCAAAGATTTCGCGGTGTTGTTAGCGTCAACAGCGTTCGCCCACGTTTCGCGTACGGTGGCGAGAATCGTGTCGGAATAGTTGTTGCGGAGGAGTGAGGAAATGTAACGCATTTCGCTCGCTTCGATAGTAGCGATTTCAGATTTGAAATCGTGAGACTCAACGATGTTTCGGCTGGAGGATTTGATAATCATGTTAGCAATTTGTTCAGTAATTTAATCTGCAACCACTCTACCACACTTTTCTTATCCGTCAAGTGGTTTTGATAATTTTTTTTAAATTTTTTTGAGAAAGTTCCAAAGCCTTGTTTTCCAGCCATTTAACGTGCGAAGAATTTTCGCAGAAAACAGAAAGCACCGAATTTTTATCAGAAGTATAGCTCGAAATTACGAACTCAACGTGAAATTTGAACTGCTTCAAAAACTGATCTGAAACTTGCTCGTAAATCCCATAGACTTCCGAGAGGTTTTTAGAGGAGAAAATTTGGTGTTTAGTGTTCATTTTTATTTAATTTTTAGTCCGAATCTTGGGTCGTTTGCTTGCTGAATCATATTAACGTAGTCAGTAAATTTTTCTAAGTGAATCCAAACTTTGCCGTGCTGTTCGATCTCTTTGTCGCTGTAACCTTGTGAGATCATATTCTCCATTTGGTTTTTATTCAGCACCAAAAACTCCACCGTGTTCTTCCTGTAATTTGGGCAGATGATCGAGTAAAGATGCTCGGTCTGAACTTCTACGCCAACGTATTTTTTTTCACTGGCAGAATCTGCCAGAGGCATTGGTTCGGTTCTGAATCCGATTCGCGTTCTAAAAAGAAAATCAGTTGTTCTCTTTGCTACTAGGTCTATTTCTGTTTGTAGGTTCATAAGTGATACTCTAAATTTAAAAGTTGGAAAATAGCTTTGTCTTTACCTTTGAGTTCTACATCGAAGAAAACGTTTTTGCCGTAGCTGTTAGGTTTGCCAGTTGGCATATCAGCGTGCTTGCGCGTGCCGTCAATACCTTCGGAGTAATGAAACAAAGGAGCGGTATTCCAAGTAGAGTAAGCGAGATTAAAATCTTCTTCATCAGTTGTGCCAGAGTTGCAGAATTGACGATGGAGAGAGTCGTAGGTCACAGGAATTCCGTTGGTGAGGAAAAAATGTTTGTGCAAGTTGGCGACGTTCCATGAGCCACCAACGTTGTCATTAACCTCGACGACAAGACGAGATTTTACGTTGTCTGGAAGCGAGCGGTAATTAGAGAGAAAACGTTTAGAAATTTCTTCGCAGTCGCCATCTTGACGACAATGAATGTTGAGCGGCGAACGATAGTCTTGAGGCAAGTCAATCAAATCAAATATCTCGGCGTGAGAAATTAAATCGCGCACGCTGTTGCTGATTGCATCAGGATTTTGACTGGTGAGCGTAATGTATTCTGAAGGATGAGCGGAGACTCTAACGCCACTAGACTTGATCTCATTGGCGATTCTGTGCAAGGCATCACGCATATCAGGCCAATCAGGTAAATCTTGCAGACGAAGATTAACGTCAGGATGATTGATAACAGGCGTCAAACTAGAGGACAATCGGTAGCCAGCAATGCCGTAGCTATGGCAATGCTTGATGATTTGATGCGTGATAAAAAAATTATGGAGGATGCGCTTGCTGAGAACGCGAATAGCCTCGTCTCGATTCATAGACAGAAAACGAGTGAGAGTCATAGTTTCAAACTTGAAGCCTTTGTGCTCGGCAAGGATTTCGGATATGCAACAGAGAGATAGTTTCATACAAGAGAGCTAGATCATAAACCGTCTAGCTTGTCAATGGTTTTACTGGTCAAGATTGAATTTTTGTAGCTTACCGATCTGCAAATTCAAACAGTCTGCTGGATAGTAATAGAGCTTGTGAGCAGGAGAAGATTCGTCCAGTTCTCCTTTTTTACAGCTCAAAGATTGATTTAAAAATGATTTTTTATTCATGTAACCAAGAATCCAGCCTTTTGAATAGTCTTTAAGAATACTGGTGAATAAATAATAATCGCACTTCTGTAAGGTGTTAAACTGATAAACTGTGCAGTTATAAGAAGATTTAGGTCTAACTGTACGTTCTTTGGCTTTGATTTCAAAACGTTTTCCTTTGTTTGATTTCCAGTCAGAGTTGTAATCTTCGTGAGAGATGATTTCGCCGCCGAGAGCTTCCTGAACCATTAAGTCAGAGATCATGGCGATTTTCCAGCCATCGCCGTCTCGGATGGAGTTTTTTAATTTTGGCTTATCTTCCGCTAATTCTAATGCGGTGGCGACGAGCTGCGGGTGTAGATCTATTTCTATCATTTATTTGTCCTAAAAGTGTTCGTGTTTGGTTCTGATATATATCTTATTTGCGATTTTTTGATTCGTGTTTGAAACTGGAGCGACAGGTGGGGGTCGAACCCACGACAGCTTCTTTGGAAAAGAAGGACTCTACCACTGAGCTACTGTCGCTAAATTGAATTCCTACCATGCACCTAGTAACCTTACGGCTAACACGGATAGAACCCGACATTCAATGCAAGTGGGAAAATTTAATCATTTTCTGAAAATTGTTTCCTCCATTCATCATACTTAATCTTAGCGGCGTCAATAGCTGGGCGAATACCTTTTGCGCCGTTACTAAACTCAATCCATTCATAGCAACCGCGATTCTCTTTCTCTACGCTAATTCCAATTTGAAATGGAACATTGAAATATGTTTCATCAGTATCATCAGGATGATCTTCAATGGTATAATAAGGTACGGAGCTTATGCTAGTGCCTCCATTTTGAAGAAATCTCTCTAACCAATTTAGGCGACTTTCTGCTTTATCTAAATTTTCAAACGCTTGCTTGAGTTGGTTTTCAAGCATAATCATTTTTTCATCTTGTTTTTTCCAAGATTCAATGTCTGCTCGCATTTTTTCTTCGGCGTCTTTGTCGTCTATATTCATAATTAAACATATCCTTGTTCATCTACTATTGCCATAATAATCTTCTCTGCGTTCTCTTGAAAAGATGGATAAGCTAATGTGTTAAATGATTCGCCATGTTTATTTATAAACTTATCCCAGTCCTTCTTTTCTTCAAGAGTGAGAGGATTTTTTTGAGGACGAGCTTCAGATGCTTTTCGGATAATGTCAACAAGTTTTTCTTCAATCAGACGAGCAGCAGCAGTAAGCGGTGCTTTCTCTGGATAAATTTGCTGACGAATAGAGGTACATCCTTTATCAATCTTAATAAGCCAAAAGCCATCACGGAGACCATCGTAGGCATAGGGATCGTTTACAGGAACGTACTTCTTACCTACCTTGCGGTAAACCCGTTGATCTTCTTTAGCAGCAGCCCGTGCGGTTACATTATCAGTATCAAACTTATAGTTAAGCTGATCTCGCAAACGTTGGCACTCATCCTTGTAGTATTCTAATTCTTTATTCTTTTTCATAGTTTTTTTATATTAATGAAGAAGCATGATATGTTATTGCTTTAACTTTTTTTAGTTCAAATGAGAATGGTTCTACAGGTTTAGAATCATCAAAACGTTTAATGAATTTTTGAGCTTTTTTGGGCAATTCATATCTATTCCACTTACCATCAAGACAATGAACTATGTGAATTGAACCAATGTAGAAGAATCCATATCTTGTGTTATTTTTAACGGCACGCTTGAAAGCAAAAGCGATAGGACAGCAATAAAAACTTGATCGAACGCCTTTGTCAATATCTTTTTGTATTACTTCGATTTTCATTTTAAATTTCCGCCGTAATAGTCAAACACTTTTTCCATAGCGTCCAAAGTTATAATGAGTTCGCCCAATTCGTGCTTTTGATAATACTCGGTTTTCTTTTTCTTTTTGAGGTTTGCAATGTCTTCACGAAGGTACGCGATGCTTTGTTTTAAAGAGGCTCGCGTAATACCGTCAGCTGTATCAGAATCAATTTCTACTTTCATATTGTTTTTATATTATTGCGGTAAACTCATTTTTATGCCTAAAGCATCTGCACAAGAAAATTGATCACCTTTTTCAAAACTAAGCTGATTGAGTTTAAATGGTTTCAAGACTCTATCTCCGTTCCAATACAAAGGTTGAATTGAGATATATCCAAGTTTACCGAGTTTATTACGGAGCTTTGTAAATTCAGGATGATCTTTAGTTCCGTATGAGTCTCCTTTAACGATAATCCTTTTAAATAAATCGTGAAGCTCTATGTACTTGTTATCCTCTACTGAAGTAAAGTATTCTTTTTTAAGTCTAAATTGTTTAATTGGCTTCTTCATATTTTGGAATCTCTGACCAAGGAACATAATTCTGCTCAAACAAAGCAGTCTTAGCGTGTTCTTTATTTAAAGTCTTTAACCATCCATTCCGAGTACCTCCTGTTGCGTGTAACTCGCCAGACTGACCTGTTTCTTCGCAGGTTCTGCCTGAAGCAGTCTCCGCAAAGTGAACGATACCATTAATGTAGTCCGAATAACGATCAATAATCCTTTGAAGATCAGGATACTTTCCAGTTTGAATAAGAGACATGACTTCTTCACTATACTCTTCACGATAGTAAAAACGAAGCGTGCCGTATTTCTCTTTGACCAGAGTGGCGATTATTTGTGGAGGCTCCACACTAAAGTAATAACCGTCTTCAGCTTGCCATTTGTATGGTTTGATGCCAAGACGTTTGCCATCTTCCTCATCTACTTGGACGCTTGTAGAGTAAGTATAGGTGAGAGCTTCGCACAGTACGTCGATAAGATTATACCATCCATCGCCCACTTCAAGCCCCCAACACATACAAGTTTCGGTCATAGGTTTAGTGCGATCACCAAACATTTTAGGATATTTGTCAAAAATTTTTTGTTGTAATTCTGCTTTCATAATTATTCCTCAACTTTATCAAGAGCGCATCTTGCTTCGGTACGAATCGCCTGTGCAAGCTCTTCTATGGTTTTATAACGACTATCGCCATGCTTCAACAGATTGCGAAGCATATTGTCAATTTCATATAATGCGGCCCAAGCGTCATTAGCTTGAGCAGCGCGCATATACTCATAAGTCTCTTCTGGTAATTTATATTCTAGTGTTGCTTTCATAAGTTAATTTATAATTATTCAAAAGCGAATTTGTGAAATGATTCTGGTAAGATAACGTTAGCAGGAATTTCTTTTCCTTTAAATAAAGAGGCAATATCTTCAACGCTGTATCCAGCAAGACCGCAACCAATCTTAGTTACCAAGAACTCAAGTTGAGAAAAGCAGTTAGCTGTACCCAAAAACAAGTCGATTTGGTACTCAATATCAGTAAGTGCTAAAGTAATAATCTGATGATTTTTTGTTGGCAAAGCGTAAGATTGACCATAAAGACCAACACCTTTCCCCCAAACTGCGCCAAATTTCTTGTGAGCAAGAGCAGCGGCTCCAGCACCATGAATTCCAGCAAAGTTGCTACCAAACACGAAAATTTGGTGAGGCTCAAGAGAAGATATATTTTCGGGTGTGAATTTCATCTACGAGTTAGAGAGAAGTGATTTTGGGCAATGTGTCAAGCATTTCTAGGATTTTTTTTGAAAAAAGTGTAAAATAAATTATAATGCAACTAACCCCAATAAACTCTATCGCATTTGGCCCGAATCTTAAAGATGCGGCATCAATGTATGCGAAAAACTCGCCAGTTGCCCTAGTTTCTCCACAAAGAATTGAGCATCATGGCATAGATCAAGAAAGACTCTACGATTTAAAAAAAGCTTTAATTAGAGCTATTGATACCGCAAATTTTGCAATGGCAATTTCTATTCTTGACGAAATCATCAAGATGCACAAGCAAGCTAATGTAACCAGTTAATCACTTGCTAGTTGCGTGATAAACGCCGTCCCAATCTTTAGGTAAGTTTGTGGTTTTGAGTTCAAAGATTCGGCTTTCCATCATCTCGTAATACTCAATCATCTTTAAATTTTCTATTTTTAATCTATTTAAATAGATTTCCGTTTCAGTCCAGTTCATTGCGTAGTAGAACTCCATCATCTTCTTGTGGTGAGAAACAATCTTATTTGCCTTTTCATCGTTCGCAATTACAGTGTAGATTTTCACACCTTCTTTCTTACCTTTGACCGCGATGTTGTCTAGCTCTAGGAAATTGAATGAATTCTCGATGTCTTTTACGGTTTGTTCGCCAATGACGATTCCAACATGATAAGGTTTGCTTTGTCCTTCCAAGCGAGATGAGAGATTGACTGCATCTCCAAGGCAAGTATAGTCGAAACGATTTTCTGAACCCATGTTTCCAACTACAACGGAGCCAGAATTGACGCCAACGCCAATAGAAAGTTGCGGCAATTTTTCCAACGCGAGTTGTTTATTTAGCTCGTCGAGTTTCACGAACATCTCAACAGAGCACTCAATAGCTAATTCTTTGTGGCGCGCTACATCAACAGGTGCGTTCCAGAAAGCCATAACTGCATCGCCAATTAGTTTATCAACAGTTCCATCTTTGCTCATAACTAATTTCAGCATAGGAGTCATGTAACGGTTTATCAGAGAAGTTAAACCTTGCGGATCAGTCTTGAAGTGCTCGCTGAGTGCAGTGAAGCCGCGAACGTCAGAGAAAAGGATTGTCAAGTCTTTAGTTTCGCCGCCAAGTTTTAATAGTTCTGGATTAGATTGTAGTTTCTTGACCATTGCAGGAGCAAGATAGTGTTCAAACTGCTTTCTAATTTGTTGTTTCTGTTTAAATTCATTGATAAATCGCATGAACGCAGACACAGAGAAGCAGATGAAGAGAGCGGCAACTATCCAACTATAATCAAAGAGCAGTCCATTGCCAAAGGCTTTGACGCCATAAATGACTGGCGCAAGCATCAAACCGATGGATAATCCAGCGCAAACTAAGTAATTCAGCCAAATGAACGCGACTATAACTAACAATGCAGCAAGAGTGCCATACAGAACCTCGTATAAATTAAATTCAGACGGTCTTTCGAGTCTTGAGTCATCTAGCAGCATTTGAGCGGCAAATAGCGGTATTTCGTAACCATTCTTGATATTAACCGATGTTGCGACAGTGTTGGAAAGACCTTCTGCTGTTGGCGCAATCATCACGATCTTGCCTTTAACTGCTGACCAATCTTCTTTCGTGAATGAAAAAGAATCGAAGGTGTATTTGAAATTAAGCCAAACCCGCCCATTCTCATCAGTTTTAATTGTTTTAAATTTAGGAATACGAACAGCAGATACGCCAGCTTGATTAACTTTTGCTTGGTAACTTGGGTCATTTGAAGCTACGCGCAAAATTTCTAATGGCAGTGTTGGGTAAAACTCTTTGTTCATTTGAACGATCAACGGCAATCTTCTTACTACGCCATCAACTTCGGGCGCAGTTAAGAGCATACCAACGCCAGCCGCAACTTCACCAAGTTCTTTTGTCGGCCCAATCGCAGCAGAGTAATCAAATAGCCAATCATTGATGCCGCTGCCAACAACTGCTACGCCTCTTGGCACAGGCGAGCCTTTTCCTTTATTTGCCGCAGATTGACTAATGATTACAGGATATTTGCCAAAAGTTTCTTTTAGTGCGGCGTCTCCGTTGAATCGGTCATTCTCAGCAAAAATAATTGGTAGCACAACAATTTCTGCACCGTTATCAAATGCTTTTGTTATTGCGTCAGCTAAGATTTGTCTTGGGAAAGGCCATTGACCATGCTTCTCAAGAGTCTTCTCATCTATCTCAACAACTACAACACTTTCGCTTTTTACTTTCTCTTGAGTGATTTGATAGTAGTCTAACGTTTTTAGCCTCGCAGTCTCAATGAAAAATGGGTCTTTAACTCTTAAAGCTACTAGACAAATTAAAACTAACAGTGATGCTATTGCTGTATAGATTTTGTATTTCTTCATCTCTGAGTAATGTAAACTTTACTTTTTTCACCGTAGTTTAAAACGTAAGCTTGACCATTAACAGTAACGGTAAAGTTAGCGTCGTATTTGGTGGTAAATTTGATTAGACCTTTATCAGTAGATAGAGACAATGAAGCGTATTTTCCGTCAGTAGTAAATCCGTTGTTAACAGTAGCTGTTGCTGATATTATATTATTTGTCTGAATTGGATTCATGATTGAAGGCACTTCAACTTTAGGAGCTTCTTGAACTGTGGCAAAATTTGCAATAGTTGCAGGAACTTCGACTTTTGGAGCTTCTATTTTAGCGTCCAGTTTTATTTGAACAACCTCCGCTACTTGTTTAGGCGGAGGCGGAGCATCTGTTGTTGTGCTTGCGGCTTCTGTTACCGATTCAGAAACAGTTTGTTGTGCTACTTGAGTTTTAGTATCGGCGGTTTTTTTATTTGATTTATCGTCTTTCTTGTCTTCGACTTTATCTTTTTCAGACAAAACTTTTTTTGTTTCTTTGCTATTCTTTGTGATAGATTTATTACTCTCTACCAGAAGACTATTATTAATCTTAGACTCATCATTTAAATCTAGAACAACTGGCGCTGTTGGATTAGAGAAAGCAGACGAAATGAATGTTGCTTGGTAAGCCTGATTCAACACAACTGTACCACTAAAACTGCTAACTTCAATCGAGCCTACAACTGGCGGCAAACCAGTTAACGATGGAAGAGACGGCAAAAGAACAATTAAACTTTTACCGTCTTCTCCTACGCTCATAGAGAAATCAGTTCCTCTAACTGATACAACAGCAGTTGGAGTTTTGATTTTTATATTTTCTCTATTATTCTTTGCTATTAGTCCAGAAGTATATCTGACTGTTCCTGATGCAGCTTTGATTGATAAAGAACCTTTGCCGCTAGATGGATCATAAACAAACTCGTCGATTTTTAATTTAGAGAACTCTGTAATCTGGACTCTTGTATCGTCTTCAAAAGTAATGCCAACGCGAGATTGAAGTGTTTCGATAGTATCGAACATCTCAACCCCAACGTTAGCTTTACCATCAATCTTGCTCTTATCTCTGGTAATTTGAGTTGGGCCAGTAGCCTCTACTATTTTACCAGATGAACCAAAAAGAGATAAAGCCGTTAATAAAAATATAACGGCAAATCTCATTAAGGAATCGGAGGTAAACTAGCAGCAGTTGTGCTTTGCTGAATGGTAACTGTATTGAAGCTGCCAGTCAAATTGTAGTTCAAAGTTTGCTTTTCTGAACCTGCTTGCTGGAAGTTCATTGTGTTTGAGCTTCCTAAAACAGTTACGACTTGACTGTGACCACTGCCAGCAGCGTTACCGCCCGGATTACCTGCCTGAGTTGTAGTCAATGTGTTGTTGGAACCAGTGATGAGGTAGTCTAGTTTATTATATTTGCCATCATCAATTCCAACTTTCATTGTGTTGCTGCTACCAGTTACGACAAATTTAACATTACCGTCAACAGTAGTGGCTTTATCGGTGCTATTTGGCGTAGCATCTTTGTTGAGCAAGAATGAATTTGAGTTGCCAGTAAAGGTTAAGTCAATATTGTTATTTGCTCCATTGGTAAACATCTTTAGGTTATTGCTATTACCAGTAGTAATAGATTTGAGTGTCAGGTTGTTACCAATCATAGAAAAGTTAGCATCGTTGTTGTCTCCAACTTGTCTCATCTCAAAAGAGAGGTTGTCGGATGTTATTTCGCTGGGTGTGCCAGACGAACCAATTTTGTTAACGCTACCAGTTTGAACAATAGTTGTTGTACCAGTAGTGGTGATTTGGTTGATGTAGATTTGATTCTGCCCAAAGCAAAGGGAGAATAAAAATACATATAAGGCTAATAGTTTGATTTTCATTGTTTTTGAGGGGTTTTGTATTTCCAGAATCCCGATTTCTCTCCTTGATCTACTATCTCTATTACTGCTTGTTCAATAGCACTTCTAACAGCTATTGTATTTGGTTCGTTGGCAGTTAATCCAAGTTCAGATTCCACAGGAGTTACACCGTGTTCGTAGAACTTGAATAGATTGCCTGAAACCGCGACACTAGAAATTGTTTTAGTTACAGCTACACTGAGTAATATCTCACCTGTTTGTACGCTAACAAAACGAAGTGATACTGTAACAACATCTTTACGATATTGAGAGTTTGCGGATATGCCAAGAACACTTGCACCAACTCCACCAGTAATTATGTTAGTGTCATAGCCGATGATGCCGCCTTCTGCAATGATGCCAGCAAACAGCATAGGAGAGAGCTTTTCGGCGTCTCTACCTTGAAAGGTTTCTCTTGTTTGGTTGATTAGTTGCCGTTCTCTGATGATATTATCCAAACTGGTGCGCTCTAGCACCTGAAACCATTTGCCACTTCCAGCCACGCGTAAAGCGTCTATAAGCCAACTTTCCGCGCCTTGTGTGACTGCGGACGAAAAAGAGGCGTATGAATCTACAGTTTTGCGTTGACCAGTCTTATCGACGAAGGAATAGACCGCAATGCTGATTCTAGGACTCTCAGGAGGCGGTAGATTGCGTAACTGCTGTTCCAAAGGTGGAGCTTGCAGCTTAGGTTTTTCTAATATAACAGGTTTTTGCGGAAAAGATGAGCAACCTGCTAGTAAAAGAATGAAGAATGGAGTAAACCACTTCATCCTTAACCACCTCCTGGTTTGAGGACTCCAACAGGAAGCTGAATTTGCGTAGAGCTACCTGTCGCTGGGTCGTTGATATAAAGCGTTACTAAATCGCCGTTCTTCTGCCAAGTAACGGTCGCGCCACCTTGTAAATTGATAATACCAAACGTTTCGCCGTTTGAATTGAAAATCTGATCTGTAACTTGCGAGGCTAATTGAGAATAAATTCTTGCCTGTAAGTTATTTATGAATGTATTAAGCGGAGTATTTGTAGATTGAATCTTTTGTTGTTCAAGATCAGCTTTTAAGTTATCCTTAACAGCTTGCTTACGAGTTCTCGCTAAATTTTCTACGGTGAGAGCGTGTCCAGAAAAGTTAACTCCGTTGAAAAACGGAGACTTGAAGGCATGAACCATCTCGCTTCCATGCGAGCTGGAAATAAAAATAAATAAAATTAGAAAAAATGCCTTCTTCACCTATCATACAATTACACTTTTTTATCAGATTCTTTGAATTGATAGAAGTAATCGTCATTATCTAAAGCGACCCACTTGCCTTTACCTTCGCAAGTGAACTCTTTATCAAAGACTTTCCAATTTGGCTTTTCTAATTTTTTAGCGATGAAAGCGCCGCCATCTTTCCAGACAACTCTATTATTTGGCTGAAAGAATAATTGATTACATTCTTTACCTGTTGAGTCTTGAAGACCCCAAATAAGATGGCCGCATTTGTGTCCTCCAGCCATTTCAGAATATCCAAACGCAGCTTCGGGATTATCATGCCAATCTATCGTGAATAAGTATTTGCCTTTAATCCATTCGTGATTCTTCAACTGAATTTCAACAGCGGCGTTTTTATGATACTCGTATCTTGTTACCGACAAACAATTTGAGTAACAATCCCAAAGTTGCAACCAATCTAAAGGATAATTAGAGTGTTCAGGATTGAGTGTTAAATAATGAATCGGCACTCTGTCATGTCGAGAGCCATACTCTGTCATTATTTGAAACGTAAGACAGCGGCGAGTTAATGAGGTAACTCCGAAAACTTCACACGAAATATACTCTTTTTCAGCTTTAGTATGATTATAAAGAAAGTCGCTGCTTAAATAAGCATGAAAAACAGGAATATTAGCGTTTAAGTATGGCATTACTTAGTTTTACGCTTTTTTGCTGGTGCTTTGGACTCTTTATTTTTATTTTTAATAAACTCGCTCATATCTTCTACCTTCATAATATCTAAATTGGTAGTGATATGATCATAGAATTCAGGGAAACATTCTTTAAATAGCTTAAGATTAATAACTGTTGACTCCATAGAAGGTCTGGAGAAGGAGGAGTAAAGAGCTTTAACTGCTAATTCATCGCCTTGTATAACTGCTTCACGCAATTCTGGACATAGAAAAAGGCCAAGGAAAGAATCTTTAAAACTGTTGATTAACATTCCAATAGATAGTTCAAATTGCTTTTGATTTACAAAGAATGTTTCAACTGGAATATTCCAGTTAACCATCGTATCATTGCCGTAATTAATACTAATCTTAAGAGTTTTTTCTTTTATCTGCGACCAAATAACTTCACCAAGATAAGGCTGGCAAACAGAGAAAAATCCAGATATTCTGTCTCTAATGTCCGCAGGAATCTCTGAATCAAATTGAGTGTTGATTGCGATTTTAGTTAAATCAACAATAGCTTCTTTAAAGTTTTTACGAGTAACTTTCTTTTTCAAGACAGATTCAAAGTCTTTCTTTACTTTAGAAAATTCTGTAAACAAAATTGTTTCTTGTTCTTTGTAAGTCATCATTATTGGATTTCCTTATTTGCTAATTAGCTTTTCCATCCAGAGTCAGGTTGCTGAAAAGAGTGAAGGGTAATCATACAGTCGCAAACATAATCTTGCGTTGCAAGCCAACCGAGAACTCTTAATTTTTCAAGACCGAATCCAATATTCTTAACTTCCATTTCAAATCTTCTTGGAGTTTCGATTGGAAGACCTTCTTCGGATAATGTAATGAGAAGCATTAGTTTTGTATCATCGAGATCATTTGTAGAAATAATCGAGGCTTTGTAAAGTGTAAGCTCTTGAATGTTAAGATGCTTGCGTGATTTCTCTGTAAGAGCGAATGTAATATCGTATTTCATTTTAAGAAATTTTTAATTTTTTGGATGGCGTCAGCTTTTTCGGCAAAAGCTTGAGAGATAAATTGCTGTTGATGTTTTAATTCTTGCTCGTAATTGAGAGAAGAAGCATACTTTGTCAAGCCTTTTGACAATCTTTTTTCATCAATCAATATGTTTGGAGATAAATTATATCCGCAATTCTTGATTGTGTTTTCGCATCCAGCGTCGAACAGCATCACAACGTCACTCATTAGAGCTTCGTAAAAACGATTAGCTAAAAACGCATAGTTGTTGTGAGTGTGCAAATCTTCAATGTAAATTGAGTATTTATATTTGCGTAAATCTTCTTCATTTTTCTTCCAAGATAGTTTGTCAACGTAAGTGCAGTTGCAGTTGATCGCTTGGAATTTCTTGACGTTCTTTGGCGAACAAGAAAGAGAAACTCCTTCTGTTAAGAATTTCTCGAAAGAAAATTGGCGATGCTTGCGATAAGTGCCGTAATAAATGATGCCGTCCTTGTCGGCAGGATTCGTAAGATTGCGCGTATCCATAATCAAGGAATTGAGATTAACCGTGAACCACTCGACAATAAAGTCGTTCAGCTTTTTACCCGCGATGTTTTTGTTGAGAATCCAGTGGCGATAGCCGCTACGAGGATTATTGCAGATCATGTCATACTTTAATCCATGATTGATTACGCCGTAACGAAGAAGCTGATTGTCTTCAATGTCATGGTCGTTAACGAGCCAAACATATCTGGCGTTTGGATTCTTCGTCAGAATTTCGCGGTAAGGAACATGAGGCATATACGGTGACGCATACGCGCAAATGATTACGTCATATTGGTTGGCTAAGATTTGTGGCAATTTGTATTCGCCATCCAATAAGTCTGCGCCGAGCGCCTCGGCCAGAATCAAGCTGTTACGGCAATGAACGATTGAGGTATCGTCAAACTCATTTGACAGCGGCTTTCTCTTGCTTGTGCTTTCGATGATTAAGATTTTCATTAAATTTTGTGAATTCGCCTTGTTCGTTTGAGTAATAAATTTCTTTAAAAATTACATCGTTCAAAAGCTTTTGGCAGTGTTTGCAAGGTTTACCCATAGCTATTTTTTCGTTTCTGTCAATACGAAATGTAACTAAAGTATTTTTTGAGTGATCGACCTTGCCAGATTTAATGACGGCGCACGCTTCGGCATGGATGCCGCTTCCTTCAAAATAACCGTACTTTCTGTTTATCGGGTGAGACTTGTTTGAGTTTCTTCCGATAGAAACAACACGATTCTTGTGCAGTATAAAAGCAAAATGACGACACCGGATTCCAGTGTCGTCATAGATAATTAGGCTTTTTGCTAAATTTACGAGGCGATCAAACTTCATTGGAAGCTGCATTTAATGCAAACTTCGCAACCTGTGTCAAGAGCTTTTTCTATAAATAAGTTTTAAAAACAACTCGCTTTCTTCGTTAACTTCCTCGAAACCATAAGATTTAATTAATTTCAAATAAGACTCAAATCTTTTTCGCTTTTTGAATACATGAACAGTAATTTCATTGTATTTAGATATTTCTAGATAGTTAGTAAAAGCTTTCTTAATTTGTTCTGTTTGGTGGATAACTTTGGGGTCAGAGAACATATAAGTAAATTCGGCAGATACGCTAGTTGTTTCTCTGAACACTAATGCGCCAAAAATCTTACTTTTATCGTCTTTAAACACGCAAGATGTTCTAAAGTTGTTTTGAAGATTTAAAGATATTTCCTTAAAAAATAACGAAGGAGAAGCTATTGTGGTAATACCAAAGGAAGCTTGAGCTTTTACAGCTAACCTTAAAACGTCAGGCAAATCAGATAAACGCATTGGCATTACCGTAAATGCGTCTATTTTTATATGGTTTTTCTGACTCATGGGTGTAATATAATCTAAAGGTAAAAGGAAATGTCAAGGGAATCTAATCATAAAGCTAATTCGGAGTTATTTTCGCTGGAACCAACAGCGTTATTGGAGTTTTTCGTGATTTATTATGATTACGTTAATATGCCAGATGAGAAACTTTACATTCATGGCGGCACTAATGGAATTAATGGCTCAATCTATTGGCAAGGAGAAGAATATGTACCATTTCCTATTCAAAGTTCAGGTTTCGAGAGCAAAGGAGATGGAACACTTCCTAGACCAAAGTTAATGGTATCTAATCAGGACTTTTTCATGTCCAACTTGATTAGAAGATACAACAATCTCGCTGGTGCTAAGATAGTTAGAAAAAGAGTATTTCTCAAATTTTTAGACAATAGAAACTTTTCTGAACAGCGTAATCCTTATGGAACTGCCGATGCTAATGCTGGTTTAGAAGATCAAGTATTTTTCATTTTAAGAAAATCGAGCGAAAATAAAGCTGTTGTTGAATTTGAACTTAGTTCTCCACTTGAGTTAGAACACGTTACATTTCCGAAACGTATTGTTATGGCGCGTTATTGTTCATTTCATTATAGAGGTAATGGTTGTCGTTACATGGGTCCACCAATAGCTAATGAATACGATCAAAGACTTTCGGCGGCAATGGATTTTAGAACAGGTATTCTTAAAAGAAAATATACTAACGATACACTGCCTCCTTTAGCTGGCGATCCTCCTGTAGATGTTATTGAAGATTATCCAGATTTTTTTAACACAGATTTACGCAATTCTATTTATGTTGGTTCTTCAGAACAAGTTTTATCTGACATTACAATAGGAACCGCAACGCAAAAATGTTTTACTGAGTTCTATGGATTTTTTAAAGTTGATCGTGGAGAAAATGGCAGTTATTCTTTTGGCATTGATGTTGATGATTCAGCAGAAGTATATATTGATGGTGTTAAAATAGCTTATAAATATGGAACAGGGGCAATGAGAAATGAAAATTTACCTAGTGTTTTTAGCGTAATTGTTTCTAGTCCAAATTTGGGAGTAGGTTATCATAATATTTTAATTAAACATTATAATTATTTAGGTGGCAATGGCTTTGATTTATATTATCAAACAGGAACTAATTTAGGAACAGCAACTTGGACAAAGGTTCCAGCTTCGCGTTATTATTATGATGTGACAGACTCTGGAAAACTTTCTTCGGCACAGAAATTTACATTTGATGCTTCATTAAACAAATCAGTTGGAAATGATAGAGCTACATTACTGTCAGCTAAGAATGAATTAAAGTGGAAAAATAATGGTAACAGTTATAAAGTTGGCGATTTTGTATATAGAGAAACAAGCAATATAAAAGTTTCTAAGAGCGATATTAATGAGGTGCCAAATTGGGAACCTCTCATGAAAGTGTATGTTTGCTTAAAGAACCATACATCAGCACCAAATAAAGATCCATTATTCAATAAAGAATATTGGGTAGCTGACCAATGCTCCAAAACTCTCACTGGATGCAGAATGAGATTTGAGAACGAAGCCTCTCTACCTTTTGGTGGATTCCCCGGTACTGAAGAATACAGCATTAACGGACAATAATATGAAATCTATAATTGATCATGCAGCTACATCTGACCTTGAAGTTTGCGGCTTTATTTGCATGGAAGATAACAAAGTTGTAACTGAACCAGCTAAAAATATTGCGATTTATGAAAACAACTTATTTGAAATTCATCCATTAGAGGTTGTAAAGAAAATCAGAAGCGGCAAGTTAATGGCGATTTACCATACTCATCCTTCGTCTGGAGAAGAAGAATCTAAGTTCGATAAATTCAACTGCGAAAATTCTTGTGTTCCGTATTTAATCTATAGCAAGCAAACAGAGAAATTTAATCTTTTAACACCAAAGATTCCTCACGTTAGCAAAGAATACGTTAAAATATTAAAGGAGATGTATGACTAATATATACCTGCACGGAGAATTGAGAAATCTTTACGGAGAGCATTTTAAGCTGAATATTGAATCAGCTAAAGATACTTTTCGCGCAATTAATTCTAATAGAAAAGGTTTTATTACTGCGGTTAAGAAATTAATGGCAAAAGGAGTTTTTTATAGAATTATTATTGATGACGAAATATTAAATGATCCTAAAGAGTTGGAAATACAAAGAATACCAAAAGAAATACATATTTTGCCTATAGTGTGGGGAGCTGGATCAAATGCAGGTAAAGGAATAGCTATGGTAGTAGCAGCGGCGGCTTTAGCATGGTTTGCTGGGCCTACCGCATGGATGCTAATGATGGATATGGGTTTGAGCACAACCGCTGCAACCGCTGTTCAAGGAACTTTATATTCTATAGCTGGAGCTATCGCTATACAAGGAGTAATGACGCTTCTTTATCCGCCGCCAAAACCAGATTTTAATCAAGAAGTATCTGCTGGTGGCAAATCTTATCTTTTCGGAAGTAAACCCGGCAACGCTTCTCAAGGCCAAGCTGTTCCTGTTGGATATGGTAGATTAGTTATTCAATCGTCTCAAATAAGCGCAACAGCAAACCACTATCCATTAGCAACAGACATTAAAACATTGATGACTCCTGTCGATATGCCTGTTAATGATTATACTGAAATTTTGGCAAATGATGAAGCTCCTTCTCCTTATGGATTAAATGTAGATGGATTCTCTACAAACCAAGCTACAGACTTAGGAGATAGTCAAATCTTCTCTTCTATCAATTTAGTTAATTCTTATATCAATATTCTAACTACTAGCGTAGGCAAAGTAGCAAGCGATCCTGTTGAAGTTGTTGTCAAAACTAATGGAGAAGTTGTATCAAACCCAAATTTAGATACATACAATCCAGATATTAGTTATGAATGGAAAGAGATTTTAGCAACTACTCCTGGTGCTATTAAGATGGAAACTGCGTACGCTTTCAATGATGGATTAGTTTATCGTTCTTACGATCCATTGTCATTTAGATTGAAAACTAATTTAGGAACTGGAAATTTAAATACTCAACCAAATTACTTTAATGTTTATGAAAGCGGCTCCTTGGTAAAATGGGGTCCAACCGAATTTAACGATTTAAATATAGGAGCTTGGGATAAAGATTATATCTTCAAGAAAAAAGAACTGACTAACTATCAAGACCGTTATTTCTCTGCCATAAGAAATTCAATGGGCAAAGCTACAGTTAGTAGCGCATCTAGAGTTGGAAGCGTGGTAACAGTAACAACAGCAAATTCTCACGGATTTTTAAATAATATTAATGTTAATGTATTTGAGTTAATTGGAAGCGGAGCTAATAGTTCTTACGCCAATGGAACTCACTTAATATCTGTTACAGGTTCAGGAACAGGACAAACAAATTTTACATTTACTATTTCTGGAGCTAGTGGATCTGAAACATATACTACCTCTGCTGATTCTTATGCGATAGCTACTGAACAAATCGCTCCTTTAAGTGGATCGACAATAAATACTGGATTTTGGTCTGAAATACAACCTCCGTCTAATCAATATATCTATAAATCATTAAGAACAAATACTGGTGTTATTCCATCTTTGGATACTACAGGTTGGAGTTTAATTACATCTCCAACAGCAGAAACAGGATTTAATGCTTTGACAAATAGTTTCCCAGCATTTTCTAAACAAGATATTTATGTTGGAGACGTTAATCAAACAAATTTACAAACAATCATTAATACAGATGGAGATAGAAACTCTGTAGATAATTACATGATGGAATTTTATGGTTATCTATATGTAGAAATGGATAAAGATAAGATCATTGATGTTGTTGATGCTCAAAATGGAATAACTTACGAAATAACCAAAATAGGTTCAACAGGTCAATGGGCAACTATTGGATTAACTGGTGCAGGTGGCACTCCTATCATGCCTGAACTTGGAATGACTTTCGTTAAAAATTCAACGCCAGCTTTAACAGCGAGCAATGGAAAAGTTTATCCTGTAAGAAAATTTAATTTCAAGGTAGATTCTGACGATGCTGGCGATCTTCATATAGATGGACAACTAGCAAGCTCGTATTACGATTCGCATGGATTCGCATTAAATAATATTCCAACTCCAGCAATAGCAGACATACCATCTACAACAACAGAGATAATGTTGACGGCAGGTTATCACCGTTTGAACGCTAGATTCCAAGATGGAATTGGTTCTGATGGATTAAGCATTTATTATAGATCCAAACTTGATGGCGAATCTTATTCTGAATATCAAGTATTGCCGTCTTCTGTTTTAAAGCATCGTTCTTATACAGATTTATCTCAAAAGAAAAACGTCAAATTCTCTAATAAACGAGCTTTAATTTCGGCTTCTTCAATGGTAGCTGGTAAAAAATACAAAATCGTTACTTTAGGAAGTGTTAATTGGAGTTCTATTGGAGCTAGTTCTCCAGTCGTAGGAAGTATATTTTATAAAAACAATACAGCAGTGAGCGGTTCTGGAGGATATGTATTTGAGGATTTATTTAGTCAAACCCAAATATCTTCTGCTGAATTTAATAGATTAGTTAGATTTACTGCCGAAAGACCAAGTTCTGATTTATTTGCTTCGGCAAAATCTGGTTTATCTGTATATAAAGCAAAATGGCAATGCGTAGCTAAGATTGGAGCATCTAATACACTCTATTCTTCGCCAGTCAAAATAGATGTAAAGTTCTTAAACTCTAATGCTCAAAAATCTGTATCAGCTTCCATCAGCGATCCTAGATCAATTAGCGAATAAACTATATGAAAATACTTAATCCATATAGATTTTTTAAAGGAGCGTTTGGTTCTGGAACTAATGCTTCTACGCCACAATTAATACCGCCAACTAGCGATGTAAATTTATTAAAATCAATATCTATATTTGAATGCGTGGATTTGCTTTGCGAAGGACCAATCTACGGATTGGTAGATCAATTTGGCAAAAAGATATATGGTTTAGATATGCTCAAAGGTATTTATCTAAACGATACTCCTGTTATGAATTATAAAGGAGAGTATAATTACAGAAATGTAATGATGGAAATTAATCTCGGTACAGAAAACCAAAAAGCTTTAAATAACTTTAAAAAAGTATATATAGCTCGCCCAGCAAACTTTAAGTTACTTGGACCAATAAGTAGTGCAGGAGAACCTTTGGATAATAGACCCGGCGGTAACTTCGTTGATTGGGCCAAGAACAGCAATGGATGGCCGACGCAAGATCAAGATCCTTTTATATTCATCCATAAAATTAAAAATAAAGACGTTAAAAAATTAAAAGTTAGTTTAATGATTGAACAACTTTTTGATACAGTTAGCGAAGGAAACACAAAGGCTGGATTAGGAACAAACAAAGCTACTAACTTACAGTTAAACATTAAATATGGATTAGATGGTGGCACTAACATAACAAATAGAACAGTATCTATTAACGGTTACGTTCAATCTCCATACGGATTAATGATTGGAGATGGATCTAGTTTAGGAATTGGTGGAACAGTAAATTCTAATGTTACAAGCACAACAAGTAATTCTGGTGGATCAGGCGGATCTACATATAATAACGAAGGAAATAGAAGCTGGAATACATATACAAATGAATGGATGACAGGAGAACCATAATATGGCTATACAAAAAACACAAGCAGAAAATATAGCTTTAGGAATCAGTCCAAGAAATTATTCGGCCATCTTATCAACTATTTATGATTTAAATGATAAGGCTGTAAGCAATTATGTTCCAGAAGCACCGAATACAATTGTTTATTCAAATTCCGTTATTGGTGAAGGTTCTTCTCATAAAACATTCAATACTTTAGCTTCTGGTTCGTTCGTCAAAGGAGATACCATAACTGTTTCAGGAAGAGCTTCTTATCTAATTTATAGTGGATATACTACTATAGCAGAAAAAGCGGCGATTAAAATTGTAGCTCAAATTGATTTTGGACGCTATTCTTCAACGTATCAAGCTTATTCTTGGGAAGCGTTAGCAAGTGAAATTGTATCCGATGGAGCAAATGTAGGTCAATTTTCTTTTGAAATTCCATCAAGTATCACTAGTAAACTAGCGGTTGCCGATGATCACTATTTAACAATTAGAGCAACATCTCCAGATAATGCTTTTGTTCAGTTAACCGCAAGCGGAACAACGGATAATGTAAGAAAGTTTGCAATAACTGCATCTTAAAAATATAATAATTTATGAACGATATAGACAACCAATCATCATCAGTAGAAGGCGATATTAGCCCAATCGTGCAGAACGATATGCTATCCGCTGATATTGTGTTGCCGCCATCTGTAAATGGAAAAGATCGTTTTATTGCAATAGAAAAGAAATCACCAGAAACAATCAATCCGCTAGTCAAAAGAGAAGTTAGTGTTGAGGCTGTAATAGAAGTTATAGATAGAAATTTTTCTTATCCAATGGCGGCTCACGTTGGATTGAAATTTGATTCCAGAACATTCTCTAATATTCCTTCAAAGAAGTTTGATGTTAAGATGAAGAAGGTTAAGGTTCCTTCTAATTATTATCCAATCGGCGGCAATGGTTTAGATAGAAGATACGTTTATCCAAATCCTGATTATGATGCAGACCCAAATACATTAGATGTTGTATTCATGGTTGATCAAAACATGAATTTTGCAACTAGAGCTTTATTAAAAAGAAATTTAAAAGACATAATTTCTAAATTAATCTCTGGTTACAAATATACAAGAGCTTCTATTTGGCAAACCTCTAATACCAAAAATACAATCATTGATAAGTCTAGCGGAGATACTATAAATAACTTTACTTATTATCCAGAAAATGATTCTAATCAAGGAGCATTTTTTGAAGTGGAAACTCCTGATTCGGATGGAACAAACAATACAAATCTTTATAAGAAATTATTTGACGCTTTAAGTTTGACTCAAATCTCTACAAATCCAGATGAAACTATTATTGCTAATTATTTCTTAAGAAAAAGTCAATTTGCTATTACAGATACAGTAGGAACATCAAGCGAAACCGCAACTTTAAGACACGTTTGGGAAAATACTGTTAGAAAGATAATATATTTTTCTGGATCTACTCCAGAAACAATGACGCAAAATACTTATGACATATTGCTTTCTCATGCAAGAGAAAACTGTGTTAGCGTTTATTATTTCCATAATGATTCAGATTTTTCTGGAACAAGAACTTTAAGAGAACTTGCGGAAGATACAGGAGGCGGAAAATTCTCTATGCTCCACGATTCAGACGTTAAACTGACTCAATTCTGCGATAATAATTTTTACGACAGTAACAAAATATACTACGGAGATTGGGATGGAACATTTAAGATTGCTTGGACAGACAATCCTGCTTGGGTGCTATATGATATTATTACTGATCCTAACTATGGATTAGGTAATTATATTGATTCTAAAGCAGTAGATAAGTGGACATTATACGATATTGGACGTTATTGTGATTGTGTTGATGATGATGGAAGATTCAGAGGAGTTCCAGATGGCAAAGGCGGCTTAGAACCAAGATATACTTGCAATATTATCTTCTATAACAAAGATGAAGCTTACAATGTATTGAAAGATATTTCTGCTGTTTTTAAAGGCATCTTATATTGGACAACAGAAGGATTCTCATTCTTCGCTGATATGCCAAAACAAGCTGTAATGCAGTTTGCTAATTCTTCAGTAAAAGACGGAGTTTTTAATTACGAAGATACAGCAAAAAATTTACGCTATACTTCTGTAGAGGTAACTTATAATGATAGATATGATTTTTACAAACCAAAAGTAGAATACGTTGAGGATTCGGAAGGCATAATTAAATATGGATTAAATCCATTCAAGATTAACGCAGCTGGATGCACATCAAGATCAGAAGCAAAACGTATTGGCAGATATGTTATGTCAACTTCTATGCACGAATCAGAAGTGGTGACATTTACCGCTGGTATTGAAGGTTCTTATCTTCAAATCGGAGATTTGTTTATGGTTAGCGACGAAATTAAAAACGTTGCAAGAACTTTCGGAAGAATACTTGATGTAGATTCAGCAAATAAAACAATCAAAATTGATGGAGAATTCCAAGAAGGTTTAGCTTCTGGAATCTTTGTCCATATTCCTTCTGGAAACTATAAAGTATCTGATTTAAATCGCCTGAATAATTCTGATGGCAATTTTACTGGAACTTTAGAAAACATCAGAGCTAGACGCCAAAGTCAATTAAAACAATTAAATATCAAGCACGTTCAAGATGATACATACGGATGTACCTTGACCGTTACTGGCAACTTCTTAATGGATTCTGTCATTACAGACGTTCACTTAGAAGAAGGAAGATATTCTGGTGCTGTTACAACTGGAGGCAGCGTTTTGACAGGAATTATTTATACATTCCCTGAAAATACCGTAGTAGATGGCAATCCAACTTGGGACACATTATCTTATCAACAAGTAACTGGCGTATTTAATCAAGTTGGACTTGATGTTGATCTAATCGGAGAAGCTGGGACAGGACAGTTAATCGCTCCTGTTGCAAATAATTGGTTGGGCAAAATCGACTATAAGCTCAATGGATCAAATTCATTTTTCTATACAAATGGTTCCGCGCAAGTAGAAGTTAATACTAATGCTATTGCTATCGCAGAAATATCCGCGACTAATGGTTCTAGAATTAACTCTGGAACAGTATCTAATTTAGATGATGTATGGAGTTCTTCTGTATATACTTCAGCGACAACAGGAAATGTCATCGCTATTTTCTCAAGAGGAGCAGTAATAAGTAATTCATACGCCGCATCTAACGCTAATTGGAAGAATCTTGCGGCAACAGAAGTATTTAAAATTGGTAAAAATATATCCGCAACATCAACTTCTTTTGGGTATGCTGCGGCATTTATCAAAGGTGGATACAGAATTATCGAAAGAGCCTCTAAGAATCTGAGCGATCAAGGAAGTTTAACCTTCTATTACAGAGATTTATTAGCTTTAAGTAAACTACGTCCATACTACACAATTTCTCAAGCTGATATTGGAAATAATCAAGCTACGAATCTTAAAGATTGGACATTCGATTTCCCATATAAAGTTGGAGACAGAGTAAAGAATAACGGAAATGTTTATTTGTGCGTTCAAGATCATAAATCACCAGCTACATTTGAAGTTGGAAATAAATGGACTGCTGGAAATTCTTTGGGATATTCGACTTATGGATTTCCAAAAAACTTTTATGTAAAAAATGCAGAAGGAAACAAGATACCAACTACAGAATCTTTGACTTACGAATCAATCTATTGGACATTTAGATCATTAGGAATTAGCAAAATTCATGTTGGAGAAGGTCCACTCGGAGAAAGCAATTTAGCTACACTCGCAGAAAGCGAAGGATTAGGTTATAGCGGATTGATTTACGGAACTGGTTATCCTATTGGTTATTATAATTTAAACGTAGATACATCAGCAAGGCATTTAGATTTGCTTTCTGTTGGAAGTTCTTATGTGTTGAGTGGTTCTGGCGTTGAGCCAAAATACTATAAAACTATCGCAACAAAAGAAGAAGAAACAAATCAATATAGTATTGTTGGACTGCAATATATGCCAGATAAAGAAAGCTTTGTTGAAAGAGAAATTGCGGATAATTCACCAAGCCAATATATTTCTTCGCCTTACGATAAGATCATAAAACCAGATCCAGTATCAGCTATCACAAATACAGGAATATACGGAGGAACTGGATTAGATGTTACTTGGCAGCAGGTAACAACTACGCCAATTAACGGTTATAAAATTTATGTAAGCAGACCAGACTATTCAAATAGTAATGATTCCGCTTTAACTGAATTTTTTGCTGTTCCATCTGGAACTAATAAAGTTACTATCCCAATAAACGAAAAATGGGGCCAATACGATATTGATATTTATAGTCAAGGAATTACTCCGTATAAATTCTTGTCTGATGGAGCTGCATCAATAGCTATACAAGTTTTACCAGAGCCAACGCTGCAAATTGGCGGAACAACAGTTAATTCTGTATTAATAAGCGGAATTAAATTAGATACAGCTGACACAGATAGCTTGAGATATGATATTGGTTATAAATCTTCTGCTTTTTGCTTTACTGGCGTTGGCGCAGGTAATTTTACATCTGCTGATTTAACATTTAGATGGAAGTATATTGATCCGACAGGAGGAATAGTATCGAATGTCGATCAAATGAGACGTAATCCGTTTGTTGAATTTCCGCCAAAAGTTACTTTGGAAATTATTAATGAAGGTGGAGCGGTCTTAGAAACAGTAAAACAATATCAAGGATTCTCTTACAGAATAGATGAAAATGCTAATAAAAAATTAGTCAGCAGAGAACAAACTAACTATCAAAACGTACAAGCGTCCAGAAACTTAGGTCTTAGAATTAAAATTGAAGATACTAACAATAGATCATTTACTGGAATTTACCAAGCAAATAATGTTATTCCTTCATATCAAGAAATCGAAGTTATAGATTCTTATCAGAACTCGCCGTATCAAATTCTTTCTGGTATCTATGGAAATGAATCTTACCAAAGATTAGCTGTATGGAACAGCGGCGTAAATAACGTAGTTACTGGTTCTGGATTAAGAAATAGTGCTGGTATGTTATTAAGAAGCGAAGAAGAAACAGATGTTTCTTATGGAGATATTGTCTTTGCGTTTCTTAGCGCAACAGGTTTCAACGGAGTGGACGAAGGTGCTACTCCTTCTGTTGCTGGCATCACAATCAATTACAGAGGCGACGGTGATCCAGATTACGAAGCTTACGTTAATTTGTACGGAGATTTATTGAATTTTTACAATAAGAATGTCGATAAATCAAAATCCAAAGAAGTTTTTGGATTAGAACATTATACAGCTTACGGACAAAATGAAGGCAGAGAACTGCCGAAAACTAAAAATAATCCAATGGGAATAGCTGATTTAAATGCTGTTCCTAGTAACAAAGTAGGATTTTCTGGAATTGCAATGACAGTTCTGCCAGAAAAAGTATCGTTTAATAAAGTTGTATTTAATTGCTTTTCCGCAGTGTCGAATAAAGATATCTATAAAGTAGATATATATACAGGTGATGCGTCTGATTTCGTAGCTGATACATCAAAGAAAACTAACTATCATAAAGAATATATAATTAATGATACTAGAAAGTATCTTAATGTAATAGAATTAAGCGACGAATCAATAGAAAGAGAAAAATGGTATTACTATAAATTCTTACCTTATGATGATTTCGGCGTTGGTATTATGTCTCCTACTTGCAGCGGTTATTTAATTAACGAAGCAAGAGAAAGTATAACAAAATCATACAAGAAAAAAACTCTTAATGGAAATGCCGATGAAGGTAATATTGATGCGGCTAATATGGTTCAAGATGTTAGATATAAAATTGTAACACTAGGAACAATCAACTGGAACGTAATTGGGCTTAATGCAGCCACAGTAGCGGAAATAAATGTAGAATTTATTTACAACGGAGAAACTATAACAGGAAGCAACGGCGTAGTTCAAAGAATAGAAAAACCTGAAATCATCGCACCAGCAGAAATTGACATATTCCATATTTTTGACACAAAGAGTAATTCTACTGTTGTAATTCCAGAAGATGTTGTAGAAGGTTCTACGTTAAACTTTGTAAATGTTGGAGAACACGATATTTATGTCAACAATCCAGACGGAGATACAGCTAACGGTGAAAGTATAACTGTATTGAAGCCTAAAGAAAGAGTTGAACTATTTAAAGTAAACGGAATCTGGATTGACCCAAGAGGAGACAACCTCTACTTGGATTAAAGCTTAATATCAAAAACAGATTCATCCATCTTGTTATCTACGCCTTTAACGTAGGACGAGATTTCTGTTTCTTGAGGAGCGACTTGAATCTTCTTACTGTCATAGAAGCTATCAAGCCATCCAGAAAGCGGATTACTTTTGACGTTGTAAATCTTCTTATAACCCATTGAAGTTAAACGGTTATCAGCAAGCCATTCAACATAGTTTTTAAGTGAATCAGAAGTCAAACCAATTAAACTGCCGCGAGAGAAAAGATAATCAGCCCATTCTTTTTCCGCATCAACTGCCATACGGTACGCTTCATAAATGCGACCTTCATTCTTTTCAATTATTTCTTGAAAACCTTCCTTTGGATTATCACGAAGAATTTTAAAGATATTCTGTGTGATAGCAACATGAAGGTTTTCGTCTCTGGAGATAAGATTGATAATCTTTGCATTTCCTTCCATCTTACCGCGATAACCGAAATAGAACGAGCAAGCAAATGAAACATAGAAAGTAAGACCTTCGGTAATTTGAGTCGCCAATAAAGCATCAAAGATTTGTTGTTTAGGATCATCGCTCTTGGTATTCAAGAGCGCATCATATCGGCTAGAAATAGCTTCTGCACGTTTAACAATCTCTTTATCTTCCAAGATAGAATCAAAAAATTTGGTCGCGTCAGGATGCACGTTTTGAAGAATGTAAGTATAGCTATTGCTATGAATAGTTTCAAAGAAAGACCATACATTCATACAAATTTCAAGCTCTGGATTGCTAACGTAATCAGCAAGAGAGTTAATGCTGCGCGAAAGCATAGAGTCAGTCATAGTTTGAAAGCGAAGATTGCTATCAAAAACAAAACGTTCTTCTGGAGATAAGTTTTTGTAATCAGCAGAATCTTTAGTAAGATTAACCTCTTGTGGTCGCCAAAAAAAGTTCATCTGTTTATCATAAAGATCATAGAACTTTGGATACTTCAAGCGGTCATAACGCTGAATAGCTAAATCTTCGCCAAGGAAGATTGGCTGTTTAAGGGAATCTGTGTTTATTGTGTTTAATACTGTTTTCATGTTTTTGTTTTTATAATGTGCAAGCTCCACTGGAGCAGTTATCTACTTCTGGTTCTGGCTCTGACTCTACTTTTTTAACTTCTGTGGCCGAGCCAAGTACGGTTTGCGTATCACCATCAAATGTATTTGTATAGTAAAGATTTTTGATACCATACTTGTAAGCTAAGAGAATATCACGAACAAGTTCAGTTTGCGGAGGAACTTTATTTGGATAGTTAGCGGTATTGTAGTATAAATTTGTTGACATACTCATATCTACGAATTTTTGAATAGCGGCAGCTATTTTAAGATAGCCATCATTACTTGGCATTTCAGAAGCAATAGTATAATGCTGCTTGTGCTCTTTAATATTTGGCACTACAACAGAGATAACACCAGCTTTTGAACGTTTAAACGAAATCAGAGAGCGAGGAGGTTCAATACCGTTTGTTGAAGACTGGATTACAGAACTGGATTCAACAGGCATAATAGCTGTCAAGGTGCTGTGACGCATACCGTGTTGAGCGATATCTTTACGAAGACCTTCCCAATCACAATGAAGTTTTTCTGTAACGAACTCATCGACATTCTTGCAGTAAGTGTCAATCGGCAATACGCCTTGAGAAAATTTGGTCAGATGGAACTTCTCGCACTTACCTTTTTCTTTAGCGACTTCAACAGAGGCTTTGATAAGATTATAGCTGATAGATTCCATAAGTGCAGCTACCTTATTCGGAGCTTGCTTATCAAAATACTTCATTTCATTATCGGCTAACCAAGCGGCCAAATTGGTAATACCGACACCAAGACTACGACGTTTTTTAGCAAAGTTTTCTGCTGCTGGAACGAAATAATTTTGATGGTCGATAAGTTCTTCAAGCATACGAACAATAACGTCACATACTAATTCCATTTCATCTTCTGAGATTTCCAGAAGATTGACAGCAGAAAGGATACAAACTCCGATTTCTCCATCTTTGTCGTTAACGTCTTTGATTGCGGTTAAAGGATGATTAACTTCTAAGCAAAGATTAGCGGTATCAACTTGCTCAGTCCAAGAACCATGAGAATTAGCATGGTCAATATTCATTAAATAAATGCGGCCAGTTTCTACACGTTCCTTAGAGAACAAGAAAAGAATATCTCTAGCATTAACTACTTTTTTAAATTTAATTTTATTATTGTTTTCTGCGGCTTCGTAAAGTTCTTTGAAACCTTCCATGCCGAAATTGTTCCAGAGTTCAGGAACTTCATGGTAAGAAAACAAGGTTACTGTCTTATTGGACATGGCGCGATCATAGAATAAACGATCAAAACCAATGCAGTAATCGAGTTTACGAACACGATTATCATCAGTACCAGCATTATTCTTGAGAACCATAATATCCTCAATGTCATGGTGGAACCAAGCAACATTAACTGTTGCAGAGCCGCCGCGAATACCGTTTTGATGGCAAGATTTAACGGTAGATTCAAACATCTTCAAGAACGGAATCGGGCCAGTATGACTGACCATGCCGCCTTTAACTGGACTGTTTACGGCGCGAATACGGCTAACATTCATGCCAATACCGTAACGGTTAGCGGTAGCTAGACCAACAGCGGTATTATTGCCAAAAATCGAATCTAAAGTATCATCAACAGTGAACAGCGCGCATGAAGCATAAGACTTCAAAGTTGTGCGAACACCAGCCATAATCGGCGTAGGAAGGTTGATCTTGTGTTGGCTGAAATAATTATAAGCTCTCTTGACGTATTGAAGTCTGTTTGAGGTATAATTCTTAAACAGAGTCATAGCAATCAGCATATAAGCAAATTGCGGTGTTTCGTAGATTTCCTTTGTAGTGCGGTTTTGAACTAAGTATTTCTCGCACAACTGTTTAATACCAGCATAAGTGAACGAAAAATCACGGTCATGTTTTAAATACTCGTCAATCTTATGGAACTCTCTTTCATCGTACCACTTAAGAATCTCGGCATCATAAATACCCGAATTAATGTTTTCCTTTACAAAATCAATAAGCTTTGGCGCGTTTCTGCCGCCCCAAACTTCTTTACGAAGCTGATAGCTTTGCAAACGAGAAGCAACGTATTGATACTGAGGTTTTTCCTCAGAAATAAGATTAGCGGCAGACTCGATCAAAGTATTGTGAACATCTTTGGAAGATATTCCGTCAAAGAAAGATAGATTAGCATTAATTCCTACTTCTTCAAAAGAAGTATTGCTAATACCTTCACAAGCCCAAGCTAAAACTTTATTGATTTTGTCAGCATCGAATTTTTCAACTTCGCCGCTTCTTTTTTTTACATTCATTAATTTTTTCATATTGAAACCAAAATAGGTAAGATAATTTACAGGTTAAACAGACTTTAATTTTAAACAAACTTCTTTAAGAAACTATTTATAGTTCTTAACGAAATTGAGTGTATCCACATTGAATCCATTGTTCATATAAAACATTTGGACTCTAGGATCACCGCCATGACTAATGTAGGAGCAGTTTAGAAAGTCAAGGCTTTTTTCTTGAATAAATTCTTCTACGGCAGAAATTACCTTAATGCCGTCTAGAGAAGACTTTCCGCAAGTAACCCAAATGATTTCTTGCACGCCTTTCCTGCCACTAACCCAATCAGAGCTAACTAGACCAGCAAAAATTGAATTAGGTTTTCCGTTTCTAAAATAAACGAAGAAAACAGCGTCGTCCTTGAGGGTAAGCAAAGTGGTAACTAGTCTATCTTTTAGGTACTCTAAATTCCACTCTGCTCCCCAATGCTTTTGGATCTTGCATATGTTTTGGACCCGCTCGGTCAAAGACATTTCGTCAAGAATAGCTTTAAGCTCTGAAGCTTTAACGATTCTCTTGACCATATTAGATAAACTTAATTAAAGCGCGAGCTTCTTTAACAGGAATATCAGTCCAAGTCTTCCATTTAGAAGCGTCTTCATTGCGATATGTTTCAGACTTCCAAAGGCTGCGTAAGAATTCTTTAAAGCTTTCAAATTCATCTCCACCAGAATTATGTTCGGAATCTTTAAATTTATTCTTTAAAACTCCTTGAGGAGTAATATCGCTTAAACTTTCGCTTGAGGCAATTACTTTGCTAGAACCTTTTTTGTCGATTTCATCTTCACCGACGATATGGATGCCAAGATAATTGCGGACAGCGCGAACAAAAGCTCGGTTAGCGGCGATTGTCTCTAAGAACTTTTGACCAAAACCATCAGTATTTTCGGAAGTAGCGTTAGCAACATCCATATAAGAATTAGATTCCCAAGTGTCCATGCCTTCAATTTGATTAGTGCTTTCAAAATTAGTAATCCAATTAATGCGACAGGTAGCAACAACATAATCTCTTTCTAATTTAGGAAATTGAAAGTCAATACTGCTGTAACCGCGAAGTTTAGCGACCTCTTTAATTCCAGCAAGCTTGATTAAAAGCTTATTATCCTCTAATCCTTCAATAGAATCTGGAACAGGCTTACCAAAGCGCTCAAACGCACCTTTGTTTGGGTAAAGATGTGCTGGTTTAACCATAGCTCGCCAGTTAATCGAGCCATCTTGATTGAAGATGTAGTTGACATTATTTAACAACCCTCGTTCGTCACGAATGGTCGGCTTGTTGAATGGTTTTGTGTTTGAGTCGTTCATCTTTTATAATATGGAAGTGATCTAATTCCTCCCAGAAGATAGGATCATTTACGACTTTCGCCAATCTGTCAAGCTTTGGTTGATTATTTTTCCAAGCTAACTTACTGGCGAATACTTTTTCTTCTGAAAGGATTATCTTTTCAGAGGAAAACAAACACGTTTCATCTATCATGTCAATAGCTTTTACGGATTTTTTATCGAAAGTTTCGTCTTTCTCCAAGCCAAAATCAAAGAATTTTTCAGCCAATGTTCCCCAATTCTCATCATCTTTAGCAATTAAATCAATTTTAATTCCAAGAGATTTTATATCCTTGAGGTATTCGAGAGTGATAGATTCATTGGCGATGATTGTGATACCGTGAACTTTAGACTTAATCGCATTGATAACGTTGATGGGAATTTCTTTATCTGTAATTATGTTAAGGAAACTGATTGAAGCCAAACGAACGAGATTGGTTTCAGAGTAATGGTAATCCATTCTAATGTTGCAGATTTTATCCTTAATGATTGCTGGGGCCATCAAAGAATCAGGAACAATTTCAATCGTAGGTTTGTGATACAGGTCGCCAATATAAAGAGTCTTTACTTTATGTAAGTCGTTTTCGATGCCAAGTTGATTTAAAGCTGCTCTAGCTAGTACCTCTGGCATGAACGTGTTAATCTTCTTGTTTTCCTCTGTAAGCGAAAAGGATGGCTTGCCTTGGGTCTTCCAGTCAACTTCAAGCAGCGTTTGGTTCGCTGGGTCACCCCAAAACGGTTTGCAGTTCTGAGCATAGCAATAAGGATACATTGCTACGATCTTTGTGTTGAAATGACCAGCAAAGTGAGCGGATAAACTGTCAATACCAAGATAAAGAGAAGCGTTCTTGATCAAATAGGCTAATTGAGACAGAGAAGTTTTGCCTCTCAAGTCCATATCGACTGCGCCTACCGATTGATCTGATTCAATTCCAACGTGAATGATTTTGTAATCAGTGGTATATTCTCTGATATGGGTAAATACCTTAGTCCAGTAATCGTACTGGCGAGAATTGCCTTTGCCGCTTGTTTGAAAAACGATATACTTCTCAACAGCTAACGGATAATAAGCTTCGTTAACAACAGGCTTATCAATTAAAACGCCGCAGGATAGTGCGTAACGATTAAGTAAGTGCATGACTAGAAAGGAGATTGAATTGGATTTTATCTATACCATTGTGTTGGTAGTCGTAATTTTTTTGAGTTCCTAAATGCGGCAAGAATGTAATGTCGAAATAACCTTCGCCTTTAGCATGACCTTCCATAGTCAATAGGTTCTCCATTGCAGGAGTAAACTGTAAAACTTTATGGATATAAGGATTACCGTTGAGCAGTTCGTTAAATTCTGGTTTAGTAGCGAAGTAGATATTATATTCTGGATATACCTTTTTAATAGAAGGAAGAAGAGAAGTGCTCATGAAAACATCACCAGCACTTTGCGGCATAACAAACAAGATTCTACGACCAAGATCATCTTTGTCGAGTAAGTCAGATAGTTCAATTTTGTTATTTTGTTGATTTTCTTTGACGGCAACGCTCCTAAAATAACCTAGAATTTGTTCTCTAGTTACTCCTTTGTTTAATTGGGAAATCCAAGTTTTAAGACCATCATCATTCTCATCAACCGTCATTCTAAGAATGTTTTTGTATAAGTCGATAACCCAAGCTACGTTATCTTCTGTATCAAGAGGAATATGGTTTGGATTACGCGGAACAAAGTCGTCCTCAAAATTCCATTCTAAGGTTGAGGAATTGTCGATGATTTCTTCTAGTTGCTTGCCAATAACTTCAGCAGAGAGATTCTCGATAACAAACTTTCTAGCTTTCTTACCCATCACAAGACGTTTTTCGATAGGCATCTTGTAAACTCGTTCAATTTTCTCAGCAATAGACTCAGGAAGTGTAGTCGCTTTGATGAAATTAGTGCCCGGTTCGTAATAAGGCTTCCAAGTAAGAGGCATACCACCACTTTCTTCGGTAGAAAAGTCTTCTCCGCATGAATAATTGGTGACTAAAGTGATCAAACCAGTTAGTTTAGCCTCAGTAACAGGAATTTCTTGACCACCACTAGTGAACGGATGGCAGTAAACATCCATTAAGTTATAAATTTCATTCAACTGTTCTTCACTTACGCCATTTGTGATGTTAGTAGTTTCAACAGTGTCTTTGCCATCGCAATATTTGCACGCAATCTTTTGACCAGAGAACTTTTTGATCTCATACTGTTTACATTTCTTACAGAAGTAAGTAGTCAGTACGTCATCATTATTTATTTCATTATCTTTAATTAGTTTAGCGATATCCCAACCTTCGCCCCAATGGGTATGAAGTAGCAGTTTCGCTTTTGACTTAGGATTATCTTGTTTAAATTTCTTAAAACCTTGAATTAAATTTGGAACACTTTTGCGAAGTTGATTTCTAAATACGAAACCAATAATAAATTCATCTGTAAGTCCAAATTCTTTTCTTAAAGCTAGTCTATCTTCTTCCTTTAAGCGAAAGAACGAAGATGTTTCAGTGGAACCTCTGAGAGTTTTGATTGACCCTTTAGGATGGCCAAGACGTTCAGCCTCTTTGCCAGCGAATGAAGCCCAAGCATAGTAATGTTTAACTTTTGGAATAATTTTAACAGCGTCTTGATAAAGAGGTAGCGAATCAAGAGTCGTCCATACCATACAGTTATTATTCCACCATTTCTTTTCCGTAAGAGGAGCCAATGCCCAAATATCTTCAATGCCGATATAAAAATTTGGCTTAATCTCCTTCATAAGATTATCAATCTCATGGTGACCATAACTAACTGCGCGAAGTTTTGTTTGATCAGAGGCGATAGACTGAACAACTGCGGGTTCAGGCATTGTGCCTATGCCCTTCCAAGGCAGAGTCTTTAATTCGTCAGAATTTTTATACTTAGTATTCGCAAATTCAACGAGGTTATACTTACCAGTTTTATACAAGTAGCGGAGAACATTCTTCATGTTCTTGCCGAAACCAGTAAAGATACGACTACTGTTGCTGTGGAATACTACTGTTTTTTTCATTGTACCTCAAAACGGAAAGACTCAAAAAGATAGTTTTCAAGAAACTGAGCAAGAAGTTCAGCTTCTCCTAGTTCAAAGCCGATAGAAAATTGTTGCTCACCGCGTTTGATACTGAACGAAAAAGCGGAACCGCCATTTTTCTTTTCGTAAGGTCCAAACATAATTGAAGTAGTCGAACCTTGATAAACGTGAACTGTACTGAATTTAGTTTCTTTACGAACAGCGCGAATAATAGAAGCCGCTTCTGTTTCATTCAGCTTCAATGCCGCTGTCTTTTCTGGGTTCTTTGCGTTTTGGGTAAACGAGCCTTTTCTAGAAGCCTCATCCCATCCAGCTTGCTTTACAAAACTCGTATAAAGTGTTAAGCCTTTTTCTTCTTTGCTGACATTAAAAGAAGCAGCTGTTCCTGTGCAGGACTTGTTTGGTTTATAAAAATTAAGGCGCATATATCATCTATGTTTCAAGATAATAATGCGCCAAAAGACTTTTTAAACTAATTAATTAAACTTAACAGATAATAACTTTAGATACGTCTTGTTCGTTCCATTTGGGTTGATCCATAGAACCTTCGGCTTTCTTCTTTTTGCGTGACCATTGGCTTTCGCAAATAGCATATCTTTGTTTTTGATTCTTGTATTCTTTATTCATTGTCGGAGAACCCATGCAAGAGGAAATAAAGTCATCGTGAGACTGGTCTTTTTGTGGTGTTGGAATAGGCATATAGTAATCTTTACACAAAAAAGCCTACGTTTTGAGGCGTAGGCTTGAAGGGTTTTGACTAACTAGTTATTAACGAGTAATCGTACGACCTTGGAAGGATACGGCAACGACGCTTGTCTTAGCGAACTTGCGAACTTCATTGGCATTGCGATCATGCACAATAATCATTTGCGGAGTTTCGCTGACGAAACGAGCGTTGAGAACTTCGTTGGCGGTAACAAGGCCGAAGAAACGACCTGCTGTATTTGTGATGGCGTTGATAACGCGATTGGTTTTTGTGGTTTTCATAGTTTTAACTACGCCAAAGAAGATAGAAGCCTTGAATTGTTTTGTCAAGTGTTTCTTCGATAAAAAGTTTATCTTTTATTTTTGAATAAAACATTTGAGATTTATTTATGTAAGTTGATAGTTTTGTTGGATTTGCAACTCCAAAAGTCATAAATTCAGATACTATCTTTGAATTCATGTAAGCAAAAATAAATAATTCAGCAGCTTCTTTTAGCGACAAAAGCTTTTCTTTATCTGCCTCGTAGATAGAAACGAATGATTCAAAATCAGAATCAGAACAATTCAAAACTTCTTTAGCTAACCAAATATCAATATATTTATTAGCGTTTGCAGCATATTCAAAATTTATGAATTTAAATTCATTTCTAGAAAAGATGATGTTAGACAAATCTAAATCAAAATGGCAAATTGCACAATCAGATAGCGATGGAGTGTAGATATTTTTGAACCGAGATTTTACGGCACCAAATAATTGAGCCACTGGAAATGTATGCTGTATGATAGCAGATTCCATAGGCAAAAAGGAATTTATAGTTTCTAATGTTTCGTCTTTACTGGAAGAAGAAAACGAATGAATCTTTTTCAAATCTCTCGCAAAAAAAGATTCTAATTTTAATCTCGGACTTAAAAGATATTTTGAAATATCAGACGCGAAAATTCCTTTAGGCATCTCAAAGCATATATAATTAAAATCTCCAGATAAATCATAGGAGACTACGCTAGGATGAAACGGAAAATTATTTAAACAAAGCTTATCCCAAAAATTAGGAATGAAAGGAGATAAGTTTACCTTGAGGACAAACGCACGCTTATCAGAAATTATCAGATAAGAATCATAAAGAGGACTTCTAGAAAATCTTTCGCAACTATCTATTTTTATATTTGCATGAGATTCTATTCGGCTTTTAATATAGCCGAGCATCTCCAATTCAATTGGCAACAGAGTGTTGTCTTGAACTGTGTGCTGTAAAAAGTTTTTCTTTTGTTCCATTGACTTGTATCTCGTTATCTTTAATCTTTACCTTGATCTGATTATACGAGCTACACGCCAAACTGTCAACTATCTTTGTTTTAAGTTCGTTCTCAATAAAGAAGATTACGCCTCTAGCGCCATTTTTAGAATCCTTAGCCTTAGATAAGATGAAGCTAACAACTTCTTTAGAGAAAGATACTGTTGTGTCATTAGCTTTTAAAGAAGCTTTAATCGACTCAAGTTCGGTTTCAGCAATCTTAGATAAAGACTCTTCTTTTAAGTGATCAAAGATAATTACATCATTTAAACGAGCCAAGAATTCTGGTTTAAAAAATCTTTTTAATTTCTCTTGAACGCCTTCTTTAGAGATGGCTTCTTCCGCTGGAGCGCAAAATCCGATTTGCTTATTGTCTCCAAACTGGAATCCAACATTGCCAGTCATAATCAAGATGCAGTTTTTGAAATTAAGTTTTCTACCATTTGAATCATTGAGTTCTCCATTATCCATTACTTGAAGTAAAATATTAACAACGTCTGGATGCGCCTTTTCAATTTCATCAAATAAGAAGATAGAAGATGGACGTTTCTCTAATTGGTTAGAGAAGATGTTTGATTTGCCATGCCCAACATAACCAGGCGGGGAACCAATGAGTTTTGAAACGGAATGAGGTTCCATAAACTCAGACATATCAATTCTAACCAAACTTTCTTCACCACCAAACGCTTGTTTAGATAATACTTTAGCTAAGTAAGTTTTGCCAGAACCAGTTGGGCCAACAAACATAAAGCTTCCAAGCGGTTTATTAGTGGATGATAATCCAAACGAAGAACGCAAGATACAGTCGGAAATCTTCTTTAATGCTGCATCTTGTCCGAAAACGTGCTTCTTCAACTCATTGTGGATATTTCTAAAGTTAGAATCTTGAACATTGGTGTCGATAATAGACCCAACTTTTTCGCATAGAACTTGATAAACGTCTTTGCGAGTAGCTGTTACTTTTTTGTTTTCTTGCAGCTTCATCCAAGATTCAAATTTTGTTTTATATTCTGAAACGATACTATCCATCTGAATATTTTTAGATTCTTCAGATTCAAATAGTCCGTCAGACTGCTCTAGTTCATAAATTATCTTTTCGATCTTTTTGATTTCTTCTGATCGGGCATAAGTCTTAATTTTAACTTTAGCTCCAACTTGATCTAGAATATCAATAGCTTTATCTGGAAACCTTCTATTAGGAATATATTTGGCGCACAATTCGATTATATCGCTAAGAGTTTCATCAGGAAACTTGATCTTATGGAATTCTTCATAGTACAGTTTAATGTTCTTTAGGATATTAAGAGTTTCTTCTTTGTTCGGCTCTTTAACAAAGACAGGTTCAAATCTACGATTCATTGCAGAATCTTTTTGGAAGAACTGCTCGTATTCCTTTTGGGTGGTTGCGCCAATGCAACTGATATCATCGGTAGCAAGATATGGCTTGAGGATATTTGCAGTATCCAAAGAACCTTCATCGCCACCAAGACCAATCACAGTGTGGATTTCATCAATAAACAGAACGATTGATTTAGCTTCTTTGACTTCTTTTAAAACTTTATGAAGGCGTTCTTCAAATTGACCTCTAAGATTAGTACCAGCAATCATCGCTGTCATATCTAATTGCATGATTGTTTTGCCTAAAAGAAATTCAGTAGATTCACCGCTAATAATTTTCTTAGCAAGTAATCCAACGATAGTGCTTTTACCAACGCCAGCTTCACCAATTAGAATTGGATTACGCTTTTGCTTGCGGCAGAGCACTTCTGAAACTTGAGCGACTTCGGCATCACGAAAACAAGCGTTATCAAAATCGCCGTTCTCTGCTTTCTCTGTAAAATTTATGCAAAAATCTTTTAAAATACTGCTAGACGAAGAAGATGTAGTTGGTGATGATAGTTTTTTAGTTGGATTAGAAACAGTTTTGCAACCAGATTCAATTTCGTTGGTCAAAAAGATAATATCTACGCCTTGAGATTTAAAAAACTTCTTAGCATAAGAAGAATGGCGAAGCATAGAAAGGAAAAGATGCTCTACGCCAGTATAATTTTGATTATAGTAACGAGAAATCTTGTAGGATTCTTTTATTACCTTAATAACCGAATCGGTATAATCTACATTAGACTTTTTGCGCTTTTTTTCTGGAAGTTCTTTTTCTAATCTGTTAACTAGTTCTGATGGAAGAACTTTTATCTGCTCAAATGCGTTATCGACAATCATCGATTGTGACAAAAGCAAGGCGTAAAGCATAAAAGACTCGTCAATCTCGACGTAATTATGACTTAGACACTTTTGTTTGGCAATGTCTAAGAGTCTTTTTACTTTTGGAGTGAAGTTAACGTCTTCCACTTTATTCATTTTACACTTTTATGATTGCAAGTCAGATAATTTAGTATATATTTTTTCAGTTAAGATACTTAACGAGTCCAAGAAGATAGAATCATCGGATTTATTTCCGTAAAGAATGACAATGTCGTCTTCTTCGGGTGTTTTACCGCCACCTTCATAGTAGCGAGTGAGCTTATCTTCCCTACCGTCCATGAGGCGGCAAGACATTTGCCCATATTCGTCTGAAATTTGGATGAATAAATATTTGTTTCCATTTTTACTTGTTTTCTTTTTAGCTTCTTTGACTACACCAACGATCTTGACTGGCTGGCGAGCATCTAACTGCGATATTTCATAAGTTGTCAATAGTCTTTGCTCATCTTCTTCTGGAAAAACTTCTCTTAACTTATGAGTATAGCTATAACCAAGTAATTTTTTCTCAAAAAACCAGTTAGCAAACTTTTCATGGCTTTTATTCATCTCATAAATCTTCTTATATGAGTCATACTTAGCTCTGAAAGTAGCAAAGCGTTTTTCGCTCATAAAAGGTTTGGCATCATCTCCAGCAAGTTTGTTCTTAACTAGATCAGCGATAGCTTTGAGAACGTCAAAATTATATTTAGCAGCTACAAGTTTGATGTTTCTCTTTTCTCTATCAGTAAGAATATTATAGGATTGAGCTTCAAGAGCGAGTCGGCAACGCTTCTCACCAAAACTAGAAAGCGTTCCAGCTTGAATCAAAGAGGATAAAACGCCGATATTAAGACCAGCTTCTTTAGCTGCGTCAAAGCAATCGACTTTATCCGAAAATTCTTTTTGTCTAAAAGCTAAAAGATTTTCTAAGACTTTGTCAGAAACACCTTTGATTGCATTCAGACCAAATCGAATGTTCTTATCTTCAATCTCAAAATCTGATTTTGATTTAACAAGATCAGGAGAAAGAAGGCGAATATCAAAAAAAGCTAGTTCTTGAGATATAGCTTCAATCTCCTTATGCGGATTAGGTTCATGTTTAGACGATTTTAACAATGCCAAGAAGAACTCTTGTGGATAGTTAAATTTAAGATAAGTAGTTACTGCACTTAATGTTGCGTAAGATACAGCGTGAGAGGCATTGAAAGAATAGTTCGCACTATCTTCTGCAACCTTCCAAAGAACATCGGCAATAACAGGATCTAAGTTATTCTCTTTAATCTTGTTAGAAATCTTTTCTTTCCAAGCTGGCATTTCGCTAACCTTCTTTTTACCAATGATACGGCGAACAGTTTCAGCTTCATCAAGAGTAAAACCTACTTTAACCACCATCTTCATCAACTGTTCTTGGAAGATTGGAATACCGCCTGTTACGCCTAAAATATCGTCGAAGAACGCATGAATAGACTGGAAGTTGCCAGTTTCAACGTATTCGGCGTATTGGTTCATAAAATCTAACGCGCCTGGCCGTGCTAGAGCTAACACACAAGCTAATTCAAAGAGATTACGAGGTTTGACCTTCCTGCATACATGAAAGTTCGTATTAGCCTCAATTTGGAACAGTCCTTTGGGATTAGATAGGTCTTGGAAGTATTTATAGGTAGATGATGAATCATAATCGAGAGTCTTAAAGTCTAAACCTAATCTTTGGCAGGTTTCATAAACTACAGATAAGGTTCTAAGACCAAGAATATCGAATTTAACAGTGATCTCAGAAATGTTATTCATTTCATAAGCACTTACAAGCTCGCCTTCACCTGTCTTTTGAAGAGGCATAATATCCTCGTTGTTAAAGTAGGAAATCGAGATACCAGAAGGATGAACGCCGCAATTCTTATTTAAACCTTCTAATTTTTTAGCAATTTTAAATACCTTTGGGTGAGAGTCGCAGAAAGCTTTGAATTGTTCGCTTTGTTTGTATGCGTCTTTAAGAGCGAATACTTTGCCAAATTGTTTTGGGATGACGTCGCTAACGGCATTTACTGCATCTTCACTCATCTCTCCTACAATCTTACCGCACTCTTTAATGCAGAGTTTACCAGTAAGAGTATTCATAGTAAGAATCTTGCAGGTCTTACCAGAGTATTTTGTCTTGATGTAGTCAATAACAGCTTGGCGTTTTGAGAACTCAATGTCATTATCTACGTCAGGCATCAAAGAACCATCAAGATAAGTTACTCCATCAACAACAATCTTTTTAGCTCTGCTTTTAGAAACGAATCTTTCAAAGAATAAGCCGTGTTCGATTGGGTCAACGTTGGTAACTCCAACCAAGAACAAGATCAAAGAACCTGCCGCAGAACCACGGCCATAACCAGTAGGAATATTGTTCTCATGCGCAAAGTTCATAATATCCCAATTAAGCAGGATATAATCAACGAAGCCAAGTTCATCAAAAATACTAAGCTCCATTTTAGCTCTATCATAGTAAGCTTGTTTATTTTCTTTCTTGTCAATGCCTTTAATCTTAACAGCTTTCAGTGAAAGTTGACGAAGAAATTCAAGATTAGAGCAGTTTTCTTCAATGCCAAGATTTTTGTAATGGCGACTGTCGATCTCGATTTTAGGAAGGCGAACACCCGGTGGTATGGGGTTCTTGTAGTCTGCAAATTTATCGAGCATTAGATTTCAACCTCCGAGATTTGACGACGAAAGATTTTATAATTCATTTTAATATCGTATAACGCATTGTGAAGCATTGCTGGGTCATGTTCAATTCCGTAATGCTTCAACAGAAAGCCTTGGTTTGTTTTAATTCCTTTTTCAAAATGGTTCATAAGTTTCATCTGCCAACAGAGAAAGTCTCCGTCGTTAGGTTTAACTTGTTTAAAGATAGACATAGCTAATGCTCTTGTATCAATCATTCTATCCAAAAAGCTCCAATCATTCTGAATACTAAGACCATTCATAAGAGTGTTCAGGATATAAATATCATAATTCAAAATGTTTTGGCCGACAAGAATAACGTCTTTATCGTAAAGCGTCTTAGCGAACTTCTTCCAAACATCCATAGGTTGTTTGGCTTTTTTAAGATAATTTTCTTTGTTGAAGTTGGTGATTTTAGCCGCGCCTTCTGACATATTCAAATCTTCAAATAAGATAAACTCGTCATGTTCTTCGACAATATCCTCTCCTTGACAAATAATCCAAGATAATTGCCAAGGGCGAGACGATGTTAAAGATAGTCCTTCTGTTTCCGTATCAAACACGGCAAACTTTTGATGTTTATTATTTCTTAAAAGCGTTTTCATTTTGACTCTTTCCAAGATTGAAAGCTGAACTCTTTGCTGGCGCAACCATTAAGATCTGGGGCCGATAATGTTTGAGATTTACCCATGCGCCGATTACAAGCTATCTTGTAAGTTACCCAAGCATCGTAATCGCTTCTGTTCTTGTAGTAAATGGATTTAGTTTCAATGATGTTGCCTTTTTTAGCGTAGCATGACACAAAATTGGCAATATGCTTATCGAAAGGAAGTTTATTATTCTCTACGAAATATGTATGATTATGTTTATCAATAAAGTCAGGAATACAATGCGAAAAAGTATAGTTGTTATTCCAGATATATGAGTCGTAAAAAGGGATAACCAGATGAACATCTTTTGTAATTAGGCTGCTTAAATCTTCGCTTGAGATGAAACCATCTTTTACAGCGTTGGTAAAAGTATAGATTCTGTTTACCTGCTTAAAGCCTTCGTCGTTCAAAGCGAAAAGAACGACTTTGTGTTTTGAGTTGTCAAGCGGATCATAACTATTGGAGACGGTTATTCTAATTCCAAACTTGAGCGAAAGCTTGTTGGCTTTGCAAGCTTTAAAAGCTGAGAGAAATCCGGTAAAAGAATCTTCGACCAAAAAAACTTCTTTCAAACCATTTTCTAAGGCGATGGAAATAATACTGTCTGGCCCATCCTCTTTTTGCTTCTCTGGTTCGGCCAGAGTTAAAATGCTTTTTCCAATGGAAAAGTGAGACTTGAATAGCGGGATCATCTCGCCATCATTCACAAATTTTTACAGATGTCAAGACTTATTGTGTCTTGGACATCCAGCATAATGCTCTTTTGTAACCTTGTCGGTTTCTTTTGCCACCTTGAAAGCTTCGTCCTTGTCCTCTTCTGAAAATGTTTTGAGAATGTTGTTATCCTTGTCTCTAAGGGCGTAATAATTGTAAGCAAACTTATATGGACAATGCCACATTGGATTGCCGTCTTTCTTTAAATGACCTTTGAACTTTGCAAAGCCACAAGAAAGTTTGCCGCTAAATGAACCATCAGATGGAATTGGCTTGTCGGCGGCAAAGTTTGAGTGCGCCTCTGATTCTGAAAAATTATCAATTACTTTTTGGATTTCGCAAAGATGATCTTCAAAGTCAGAAAGTTCTTGATCGGAAAGCGGAGGCATCTTCAATAAACCATCTCCACCTTTAGAAACATCAAACTTCAAGAACAAGAACTCCATGTTAACTTTATGCTCTGGATTAAGATGTTTTGATGCAAGAGTGTACATCAAGTGTTGCAAATTATCTTCAGCGTCTTTACCAGCAAAAACTGCCTTGCTAGTTTTGTAATCTCTTACAGTAGAAGAATTATCAGGATAATTGAATTGGCGATCAATAAATCCTTTAATGCGGTATTTTTTATTATTTTTATCTACTATAAGATCAAATGATCTTTCATTGAAATCTTGGACAGGTTTTTGTTCTTTATCTCCAAAGAAATCATACTTTAAACCTACAAGAATCATTTCTTTGATAAGCTTAATGTTTTCAGGGTCAGAGACTTTATTATCTCTTGCTCGTTTTAAAGTTAAAGACTTAACAGAAGGAATAGCAAAGGCATCATCAAGCTTAATCATCTTCTTGACGTATTTCTTTCTGGTCGGCTTAGAAAGCATTTCTAATATTAAATGGACAACATCTCCGCGATTTGCGCCGTCATTTGAAGTATCAGGTAACTTTAAAACATAATTGCACCAATAAGACCAACTGCATTTGTCTAAAGTTTTAATTCTGCTGGCGGATAAAGCTGTTAATTGTTTAGACAAGTGAGTCCTTTAGTTCTTCTGCTTTTTTAATTAAATTCTTATTAAAATTGTTTTGGCAAGCTATTTCGTATATTTTTTTAATTTGAGCTTCTCGATTAATAATCTTATCATTCCATTTATCAAATATATCATCTTGACCTTCAAATTTTAATAGATTCATATCGCTAAAATCATTAGCTAATGGAAGTTTAATAACAAGTTTAGTATGATCGAAAACAGAACAAAGTTGTAAATAAGATTTGCAAGATGAAACTAATCCATGATTAAATTCACTTTTTGAATCATTATTGTAAGAGATTATAATCTTATCTGGATTAAGTTCTATAAGAGTTGAACAAAGTTTAGAGGAAATGCCTAATCCAAAAGTCACTAAGTTATTTGCGTAATCGTTTTCGTAAAGAGCCATACTATCACCAATGCTTTCAACAATAATTACGGTTCCAGTTTCAGTAATTTTTTCTCTAACGGTTTCGATGCCGTTACGTTTAAGATAAAGAGGATAAACCCAATTAGTCTTTTTACCTAGATGCTTCCATTTTGGAAACGTAGAATCTTTATCCCAAACAGTAGCTCTAGCAGAAAATCCATGAATTTCTCCATGGGAATTATAAATAGGAAAAACTATTCTTCTAAAAAGCTGTCCAGCAGTTGCATAACCGCATTTATAGAAATCAAGAGTATCGGGAGATATCATCTTCTTAGAATAAAAGTCCAAATGAGGAAGAAGATTTTCCAACATTGATTCTGGATAGATTTTTTCCATTTCGATTTTTTCTTTAACTTCGTTAGATATAATATCTTGAAGATCAAATTTTACATACTTATCTATTACTGAATCATCTTTCGTATTCAGAGTAAGAGAAATTAGTTTCTTAATCGGAAAACTTTTATCTCCACTGGCAAAGTCTGTCCATACGCCGCTGTTTTTATAAATCTTTAAAGCTGTGGCATTATCACCACCGCGATAAATAGCAGAGGTGCGCCAATAATTGCCACAGTCTCTTAGATTATAACCTAAAGATTCTAGAGAGCTTTTAAGTTGCGTAGGATCAAGAGTTAAAGTCTGGGACATCGTCTTGTTCATTAGTAGCTTCTGGTCTTGTTATTCCTGTATCCATTGAGCGGACAATATCGCGTAAATCTCCATGTTCGGTAACGTCAAAATTATTAAAACGAAGATTAATAAAGTTGCGACGAAGATTTCCGTCTGGCATACGAACAGGTTCAACTGCACCTGCAATATCGGAACCTAAGAAACGATTCTTGATAAAGATTAGTTTGTGTGTGCCAAAATCGTTTCCATCTTCCATTCTTTCATCAACTGTCTTGTGGCGAAGAATCGCCATATGAGAGCAGTAGTGAACAATACGGTCAGACATAGAGACAATGCTTTCATCATCATTAATATCGCTAGAGTTGCGGTTAGTTGTGACCCCGCTTCTATTAGACTGGACAGAAGTAAACATCGCAACTAAAGGCTTGTGATCTTGGACAAGATCGCGCTGAATAGTTTTCTTAAACTTATCTAACATATTACCAATAACCTGCCATTCTGTTTTGTCTCTGTCTGAATCGGCAGAAGGCTTGATATAATCGAAACTAAAGATCATCTTATTACCACGACCAATCTTTGAGTAATAAAACCTTTTAAGAGTATTGACCATCTGATCTGTGGTCATGCCGCCTACATTGTAATAATAGAATTTAAGGTTCTTAACCTTATTCCAAGTAGCGCGAACTCGATCAACAATATCGGGGCCAGCCTTGCGCCAAAGACCGCTTTCAAGAAGATGAACAGGAACATGACTCAGGGCTGCACACTGGCGCATGATAACTTCTTCTTTGCTCATTTCACCATTATCAAAGTGGAGAACTGGAACATCATACTCTGCGGAAACCTTTGTGCAGAAGTTTAGAGACAAAAGAGTTTTACCAACGCCAGAGCGAGCAACTATAACTGTGATATTACCGGGTCTTAAAAGGGAACCATAAATCTTGTTAACCGTTGGGAATGGACCCATAAGACCAAATTCAGTAATCGGATTGTTGCCACGGTCTTCAATGACAGACTCCATTTCTTCAAAAATGTTAACAGGCTTTTCATCATTATTCTCATATAAATTAATCGTCTTGTTAAAAGAGGAATCTGCTTCCTCGATAATCTTTTGGTAAGAGGCATCTGGAGCCATTCTTTTCATCTTGTCTGCTACATCTAAAGCAGACTTATGAATTGTACGGCGAATAGAATATTTCTTGATTTCTTTAGCCGCAGCAATCGCCGTTGTTGGATTGGTCTTTCTGATAGCTAATGAACGGCAGTAATCAAATACATTGATATTATCCTGAAAAGATACGCCAAGTTCTTTAATGCGTTGGGCAATAATGACCTCTTCTATCTTTTCGTTAGCTTCTAAACATTTACGGATGATATGGTAAATGGTTTTGTTAACAACAGATGCCTCTGAATAAAAATCAGATTCAGATACAAAATCGCAGACTTCTGCGTAAGTATCTGGATATTGAATCAATCCAGCAAGAAACTGCTGTTCTACTTCAAATGAATAAAGCATTATTCGTTATCGTCTGAAATTTCGGTTGAATCTTCATTAAGCCATTCTTCTATAGCTTTTTTAAGACCTAAAGATGTTAAAACTGAATCGAAACGAGTATAGATTTGAGGAGTGCCATTTTCAGAACAAATGCACAGAACGATACCTTTGTATGAATCGGCACCTCCAGACATTTCATAAATCTGAGCTACCATTTCGACAGGGAATTTAAATTCTTTGTTTTCATTTTCTTTTTTATCTTTGTTTTTCTTCATAGTATCACTCCTTGTTTTGAGAAAATCTCCAAGCTGACTTCCTCGCCTTCGTAAACCTCTACGAGCTTAATTCCATTTGTCAAACAAAACTTCATCTTTAAATCGTCTCTTTTTAATTGGTCGAGCCATTTAAAACGATCATTATTATGGAAGAACTTATTAAATTGTTGGTGCTGTTTTCCTTGAACTTCTACTGCAACTTTTTTATTTGCATTATAAAAATCCAAAGACAAACGCGTTCCAACAACGCGCAGTTCTTCAAATACAATGTCATGTTTCCAATAGGAGAATAAAAACTGTTTTACTCTCCATTGGATTTTACTTCTAGATTTGGCTTCCCAATCAATTAAATAGTTCTTAGAATTTTTAATTAATTTTTCTTTGCCGTTGATAGTTTTAAACTTCATTTAAATTCTTGCCAAGAATAATTTCTAAACAATGTTTATGAAGAACTTTAACTACCTTTTCGTGACTTTCAATGAAATTGAAAACTGCATCTTGACCTTGGAATTTGTCAGGAATTGTGACACCTTCATCGGAATAGATTTTTTTCAATTCATCAGAAATATTAAACCAAGATCCAGATTTCTTAATTAACTCCCAAATAATAAGAATATCAACGATCTCTCTTTCTACCCAAACAGAACGGCCATTAGTGCGGCCATATTTAATTGGATATTTAAGACGATTTTTACTAGATTCATTTGGACTCTTTTTGATATAGATTTTGCAATGATGACCAAGAATAGGATTCTTTTCTGAATCGTATTTTTTATCTTGTTCTTTTAAGATAACATCGCTTTCAAAACGAGGCTCAAACTCAAAAATAAAATTAGCAAAATGCAAGAGAGCGTTGCCACCAGTAGCAGAAGTTTGTCTGACAGGAGCTTTACTATATGGGTCAAGCTGAATATCACTTCTGACTTGAGATATGAAAATAGCCATATGGCCACGCTTAGTTAGACCTATAGATTCTGTTTTCATAAAAACAGAAGCGATAACGGCTCCTCCAGCTACTTTATGAGATTCGCCAAAAGCTTTTCCAATATCTCCTTTGGAAACTAATCCATCAACGGAATCAAGGATAAACATATACTTAAAACCATCTTGCTTGTCATTGACTAATAATTTAATAGATTCTACTACAGTTTCGTAGATATTAGACTCAAATACAAAGCAGGTTCCTGTTTCCCAAGATTTAGCGTCAAAAACAAATTTAACTCCAGAACGTTTTCGCATTTCTTCAGAAAGACGACCTTCAGCTTTAACAAAAAAACCTTTTGAATTTGGAACGGTATTTAAAAAATTACGCATAACTTCAAGAGCGGCGGATGTTTTACCGCCTTCTGTAAAGCCTACAAATCTATGCAAACCTGGTCCAAGCCCGCCGCCTATTTTTGCGTCTAAGATAAGAGATCCAGTAGATACCTTATAGTCATGGGTTTCTTCAAAATTGTAATGATCTTCTTGATTGTTTTCTAAAAATGATTGTAGTCTAGAAATAGACGATACATATTCATCTGTTTTTTCTTCTTTTACTTTTTCTTTCTTGCTCATGATAAAAATTCCTTTAATGTTGGTTTAGGTTTAATGTTAAAATCTTCTCCAGTCTTGTCTGTCAAGACAATTTCTTGGGTTGGTTGCGGCTGATAGTAAAACTCCTTGCGCTTAATTTCAAGTTCTACGGCCTTCCAATCGGCATAATAAAAAGCAAGAGTTTCAACCTTCTTAATTGGAATATATTCCGACAAGAATTTAAAACCATATCTTTGCTCAATCTGCCTGAGAATAGTAAGCTCTTTCTTCCAAAACTCAGCGGTAGTTCGTTTTGGTATATTTACAAATCTAGCGACGATGACACGACGAGAAACTTTCTTCGCTGGCTTTAGTTTCTTGACTCTAGGTTTACGAGGAACTCTTTCGGCGCGAGGTTTCCTTGGCTTTCTGGGTTTGCGAACCTTGACGATTTCTGGAGACTGAATTTCTAGTTGAAATGGCTCTTCCATACGCATAGAAGAAACAGATTGTCGCTTCTTGTCAATACATTTTTAAGATTTATTTGAAGCCGCAGCAGAACCGAAATAAAAGCCAGTAATGGCAATTAAGCATTGGCGTATCTCAGTAGTGATCAAATTGCCTGAAATCTCAACAAAAGCAGTCTTAGTTTTCTCTGTAACAAAACCCAATACATCGGCTCCATCCTTGTAGTCAACTTGAAGGTAAGTAGGAATACCTAAAACGGCCATAACAAAAGGAGAGATAACAATAGAAAATATGACAGAAACGACAATAAACTGTCTAACCATCTTTCCTACATCACCATCTCTTTTAGCCGCTTTATCGTGAGATTCATCTGATTTATCTATCGCTTTCATCATACGGTCAAAGCGTAGCTTCTGCTCTTCGGCTTTTGCAGCCATAAAGCGGAAAATGAATCCGACGACAGACCCACCTAATAGACTGATTAGTTCAGACGGCACATACTATTTTACACCTTAAAGCCCAAAAGCTTCAATGGTCAAAGGGAACTTACCGTTGGATTTAACTAGAGAAAGCATCTCAGAAGCGATATCTCTAATTTCCTTTTGAGCGTCTGGTTTATTGCGAAGATTAAGGAAATGGTAAAACGATCTCCAGTTAAACATCACATCAGCAGTGACTTGTGTATTGTAAGTTCTAAAGAATCTCGCAGACTCTTTTGCGCGTTTACGATCAAAGCCATGATTTTTAACTAAATCTTCCAAACAGTTATGATAGAGCCTAAGACCATTATTGGTATAATTCTCAAGAATCTCTTTCCAATGTTCGGGCCAATCGGAAGGCAAGCAGAAGTTATCCTCCTTCATTTCCTTATATCTTGCAGACTCACCGTTAATTGAGACGCCAATTCGATGCTTCAAAAGGTGAATATGGCTCGCCACATCAGTAGTAACTAAGAAATGGAGAGAAGACTTTTCAAAAGGTGTATGATGCCCATTTTCAGCGAGCATCTTTAACAGCGGCCCAATTCTTTGTTTCTTTTCGTCATTGATATCTCTAGAGGTAGAAGTCCAAGCGGAGCAAGCGTGAACTTGATCGTCGCCGTAAATGCCAATAAGCTGAACGCTATTTTCTTTATTCATTGTAAAGTTTGTTGTATTGTTGTAAGATTCCTGCGTAATATTGAGCGTGAAATTCTGCGCCGCCAAGAATTTCGGCGGTAACTTTTTGTCTTTCTTTTAAATATCCAGCAGTTTCTTTATTGTCTAATAAGAATTTTACGCATGACTCTATATTGTTTTCATCGACATAGACAAACGCTTGATCGAAATCAAACATATGGTAGTACCAAGATATGTCGTTTTGATCTACTGGAGGGCGAACATAAATACACAAGGAGTTAGAAGCCATAGTCCAAATCAAACGCTCCCAAGATGTTGTGTTGCCGTTTACATTTAAAATGAATTTATATTTAAGCTGATCAGCGATGCTTACAAAATCACTAGAGTAATCTGAGTTTCGCGGCGTCTTTGTGAAATTAGTTATTTTTGCATCAACCACTTTACTGTTGAGGTATCTTTGGCAAATACTTACTCTTTGAGTTAACTCTTCCGTAAGAAGCAAGCCAGTATCCGAACCGAAGAAGCAAGCTTTATCTTGTTTTTTGTCCCATTCAATATCCAACTCATTTAAACGAGAACAAGTGTTAATTGTCTGTCCTAAATGAGAATCAGGAACGCAAATATGAGGCGAATTTTTTGAACGAGCAAAAACAAACTTACTTGGATCATCTAGGTATTCATTAACTGTCTCATCATTGAAATTGACCATAAAGTCAAAACTCAAATCTTTAAGACCATAGTGATTTAATACCTGACTGGTAAATGAATCAAAAAACCTCTGCCTGAAAGGATCTAAATAATCTTTGTTTTTATCAAGACAGGTAAGTTGACCATCTTTGATTCTATAGACAGCTTCGTTTTTAGCTAATTTGATTCCGCTAAAGTCTTTGTAAATTCTTAATCTGCTAGGATTAAGTTCGTTGTCGATACAGTATTGTACTGGCATAACTAATCAAGAACATGATTTTAGATCCGCGTCAACCATTTTTTTTACTAATTGGAAAAAAGTTGTTTTAGGAATCCATTTTAAATGGCTTCTAGCTTTTGTAGAATCTCCAAGAAGAAGCTCAACTTCTGCTGGCCTAAAGAATCTTGGGTTAACGACGACAAGAGGTATTTTTAATTCTGCATGGACGAACATCTCGTCAATCGTGCCTTCTTGACCCAGCCAGTTTCCTTCTATTCCCGCTGCCGCAAAAGCCAATTGGACAAACTCTCTGACGGTATGAGTTTCGTTGCTCGAAAGAACATATTCTAATGGCGGATAAGCAAACTGATTTAACATCTTCCAAACGCCATCAACAAAGTCTTCCGCATCGCTCCAATCTCTTTGCGAAGAAAGGTTTCCGAGTTCAAGCGCAACTGGTGTTTTTTTGTTTTTTAAATCATTTGCGATCTTTGCTATGCCAGAGGTAATCTTTCTGGTTACAAACTCTTTTCCTCTGCGAACTCCTTCATGATTAAAAAGCCAGCCTTGCACAGCGTACAAGTCGTAAGAGTCTCTCCATACCTTCACGATATGCCGAGCAGAAGCTTTTGATGCGCCATACGGACTGCGTGGACGAAGTGGATGAGTCTCATCTTGAGGAACAGTCATAACATCGCCAAACTCTTCGGACGAACCAGCATTATAATAATGACATTTTGGAGCGAACTTTCTAATAGCTTCAAGTTGAAACATTACTGCCAAGCAGTTATTCTGCATATGGTTCAGCGGCATTTCCCAACTTGTCCCAACAAAAGAATTGGCTGCGAAATTGATAAAGTAATCTGGTTTATATTTTTCGATTACATGATTGGTGCTTTGTGGATCACTGATATCAAGGTCGATAAGTTTAAAACGTGGGTCTGTGATATGATTAATGTTCTGATGATTAGAAACGCTGAGTCTGCGAACTGCGCCAAGAATATTGTAGTCTGTATTTTTGAGCAAATAGTCAGCCATAAGACTTCCGTCTTGACCTGTTACGCCTGTGATGATGACTGTTTTCATGGTTTTTGAATAAGAAAAATATAAGTGTTTAATACATCGTCTGTTGTAAGAGTAAATGGCAGTTTGTATTTATCCGAAAAAAACTGAACTGCATTAACTACCTCACCAAACATTTGAAAATTATAATCGTGACCAGCAACGATTCCATTATTTTTAATCTTTTTATATGCCAACTCTAACTCAAGAACTGTTTGGGCATACTGATGTGTTGTATCTATGTAAATGAAATCAAAAAAGTTGTCTTTGAAGATAGACAAGAATTCATGAGAGCGCTGCCTTGTAATGAATACATTGTTTCTGTATTCAAATCTTTTAGAAACAGAAGAGAAAAGACTTTCTCCGTCATGAACTTCTACATTATTTCCGCTTTTGTCACCAGATTGAATCTGTCCCAAAAACGGATCAACAAGATAAAGCTGATCAAATTTTCCAGAGTCCAAAAGAACTTTGGAGAAATCTCCTTTAAAAACGCCAAGCTCACATCCAATGCTGCGAGGATTAAGTAAGTTCGTTATATTTTCTCTGTTTTTCATATAGGAAATTATTCATCTTAATGAACTTAGAAAACATCTCATTAGAGAATCCGCAGAAATGGTAAAGCTTTTTTTCAGGAGTGTACCAAGAATCGGAGGCAAATAACTTAACCATGCTGGATAAATCACAACAGTAAGTAAAATCAAAACCAACGTATTTACAAACTGCGTAATTATAAGATGACTGCTCTAGTCTTGCGTCAGCATGAGCGTCTCCGCTGATAAAAGGCTCGTAGAGAGAGCGAACCAAGGTTAAGAAGGAAAGCTGCTTGAAACAGAATGTTCCAGCGTTTAATCCGTTGTTATCTTTAAAAAAGCGAATCTCTTTTTCGTCGGTTGCAGCTTTGTATTTAAACCAATCTTCATTCATTCTAAGATTCTCAATGACTATTGATAAGTCTGATCTATCGTTAACCAAGTCGTTAACGTCGCCAAAATAAATAATGTCAGAATCTAAATAAACATAAGCGTCATATCCAGATGGAACTTTATCAGAATACTTGAGAAAACCAATGTAGCTATATTTCTTATTATCTACGATAGTTTTGTATTTAAACTTTTCTGGAGGAGCAATATTAGAGATAACGCAAAAATCTACATTATCTTTTTTTTCGATATTCTCGATAAGCATCTCGATGCAGCTATCTGCGTAATGTTTAAAATCTGTAACTGTATAAACAAGAATTTTCATCTGAGTAAAGAAGCAATTTTGCCTTTTTCTGTTCTTTGATTAACGTGTGGCAAGCTCCAGCCAACGTTTAAATTTAAATCGGAAATGATAGAGTTAAGTTGCCAATCAAAAGGTTCTTTAACTGAGAGAAGTTTGTATCCAATCATTTTTGCTATTTTGGGAGAGATCATGTAGCAATGCGCGCACCTACTCTTTAAGTCCTTATGCGTATAAACGCCTGATTGAAAACTGGGGTTAATGTCGCTTCCTCCAAAAGAACCAATAAATAATATGTCGCAATTCTGCCGAATAGTTTCGTTGGCAAATAATTGAATATAATCTTCCCAATTAAAAGAAGGTGGCTCGATATCGTCTTCAAAGATAACGCCAAAGTCTGATGTTGATTTAGAAATCATCTTGATAGCATATCTGTGCTTCAAGAAACATGAAAGCTCTGCTGGATTTAAAAATACACCGTTAGCAGAGTGCGGAGAATTTACAATAGGATGACATTCAATCTCTTTGTCTTGCGGCCAAAAATATTCTACCCAAGTAACCTTTGAATCTAGCGTCTCAAAGAATGGAGTGATGTATTCTTTTCTAGCTTTTGCTGGAGGATGATGAATGCAGAAATATTCTATATTCGCGAAAGTCACGAACAATCATAACAAACGAACAAAAAAATTCTACAGAATTAATCAGCGTCTTGTTCGTCAGACTTTAATGGGTACATGAGATAGCTGTGAACAGTATTCATGTAGTCGTCCATCAAAGCGAGCTTGGCGGCAATAAAAGGCTCAGAAAGCTCAAGAGCTGTTTCTGGATCTTTATTCATCATGTCGATAATAGCTTTGGCTTTATCGGCAATCATAGATAAAGTTTGTTCAGCCATTTCCATTTGCTCTTCGTGATGATACTTCATTTCTTCGATATCAGGCGCAACAGATTCGACGGCAGCAGCTAAAGCAGTATTTAATTTAAGAAGCTCTTCATGATCATGGATTTGATCTTCAATAGAGCCTTTAGTAACTTCTGTGACAGATTTGCCGCCTTCCCACATACGGCAGCTCCAATAACGAGCTTTCCATTTTGGACCGGGGTTAGTGTCACATTTATGGCGAGCGCGAAAACTCTTTCTGTGAGCTGGATCATCGCGTTTAATCTCCATATGTGGATCGCCAAATTTAACGACGACAACATTTCCTTTTGGGTTCTTTACATAAACGCCAAACTTTTTGTTTGAACCAGATGGCAAACGAAATGGTTTATTTAAAGTTTTCTTTTCAGCTTCTGTATAAGTAAGTTCGATAGCTGCCTGAGCTTTTTCAAAAGCTTTTTTATCAGGATAGTCAGAAGATCCTTTTTTAGCTGGGCGATAATTTTTGCCCATACGCTTTTTCTTATCTCTGATGTTTTCCCATAAGCCTTTCTTTTTGGCTTCGGCAATGTTTTGTGAGAAGTCGAGTTCCATAAAATTACATTATTCTGCGGCTAATTTTGTATTGAGCTTGTTCAGATTCATCTGCCAAGCCTTGTAAAAAGTTTTGAGTTCCATCTGTGCAAGATGGAACAATAGCTTTAATCATGTTGCAGAAAGATTTTTCTACAGCAAGAAGAGCGGAAAAGATTTCATTAGATGTTTTGGCATCTGGATTAAAAGAAGATGCGGCAGCGGCGGCTTTAGTTGTTACGGAAATTACATCGAGAGTTCCGTTAAAAGCGATGATGCGTTCAGCGATACCGTCATAAGCTTCAGTATATCTTTCGTAGAGTTCTCCAATAAATTCATGATCTTGAAAGAAAGTTATTCCTTTGATAAGATGATGGCTATTATGAGCTACAAATTGTGCGGCTCTAAAAGCGATAGCAAGATCAGTTAATGCGGCTGGAGCGGCAGCAACAGCGACAATTAACTTTGGGTCAATTTTCTTTGAAAAGTCTAAATCCATATATTATTTTACACTAAAAGATGATAGCCTTTATGGTATTTTTATTTGGATAAGATTCTAAGCTTATATAAGTTCCATTTTGAGGCTCTACGATAAACCATCCGCTACTTGTCCAAACTAGGTTTAACGAGTGCCAAGAATCAGAACCGTATGATATATCAGCAAAGTTTTTAACTTGTTCTACTACAACAGTTGCAACAGCGACTTGAGCAATAGTTCTGTTGCTGCGATTATGTGAAGCAAAATTATATACAACGCCAAATAGATCAGAAAAATTATCGCAATCAAATGTTTCTCTTTCATAAGATAACTGATATAAGTCTAAAACGTCTATCCACCATGAACAGTATTTGTCTAACCATTGTAAATTTACATTTGAATACTGACTATCGCGCATAACAACCAAAGTTTCTTTTGGGATACCACATTTTTTAAGTGATTCAAGAACTGAATCAGATCCATAAGGTAAACTAATAAAATCTTGAAAAGGCGGATTTTTTACAAAAAAGCCATTTGAAGTAAAATTCAATTTAATTTGGTTTTTTGGCAACGAAAAGTCTGGGCGGGATTCTTTTGATGGGTGGTAGTTTGGACAAAGTTCATTTTGTTTTGTTAAAACGAAGAATCCAAGAAGGTACAAGAACACTCCAAAGAACAAGCAGAAAGTTATATTTTTTTTAATTCGATTCAACACTATTTTTTTACACCTATTTTGGTTTCCCCCCTTCCCCTAATCCCTTTCCCTTCCCCCTTTTTTCCCCCCTTTCATACTAT